CCAAAGATCGGCCCACCGGTAGCCTTGTTTACTCCGAGTCCTCTGCCGTAACTCCCACTTCCAATTTTAATACCGTACAGTGTTTGGGGGATGTTATTTTTAAGGCTCAGAGTAATGTCACTTGAGACACGCCGGGGGATACCTAGAATTTCACGGGCATACGCTCTGGCTTGCCCTTTAGTCAACCCCATACGTACGCCCACACGCACAAGCTCCGCACGTCCGTGTTCCATGATAGCTGTCTGAGCTTTAGTAGACTTTCCAGCTTCTTTAGCGGCATCTCGATATGCCAGAGTAGAGCCAGCAAGGTTATCTAACGCTGTTCGGTTAGCTCTACCTTTAGCTGTATGGACATCAAGTGTCCTACCATTCTCTTTCAAGGCAGCTCTAGCATCGTCAACTGCTGCCTCGAAAGCTACCTCTGATCCGCGAGTTTTAAGTAAAGCAGCAGCGTTAGTAGCAAGTGCTTCTGTATTGTCCTTGACCGCACCGGTATTGGTTTTAGTGGTACCGGTAGCTGCCTTCTGTGCAGCGGCGGCAGAGTCTACCGCTTCCTTATATTTAGGGAACATAGCCTTGAGCTTGTCCATAGGTACGCCGAATGATCGAGCAGCTCCCTCATACCTAGCCATTTCGGTAGAGGCTGCTGCCACGTGTCCCTCACGTACCATGGCTGCAAAAGCCTCATCCAAGGATCTAGTTTGTTTCTCGAACTTTGATTCTGATGCCCCCAGGTTCTGCCAACGACCGAGCCTAGCGTCCCACCCATCATCTAGTGCATTGTACGCAGACCGACCAAAACTCTTTAGAGCTTCCTCAGTTGTAAGAGTCTGCTTTCCTAGACCAAACAGTCCCTTCCGAGAGAACAGTTCAATCTCTTGATTAGATATCTGTGCCTGATTGGCATTAGCTTCCATTGCTTTAGTCATGTCATTGACATTGACCGTAGCCGTCTGCCATTTACCTATCTTGTCCCCTGCCCAGACCGCACCCATTGCTACAGCCAGTACTGCTACAGCGGGACCTACCGTCTTGAGTGCTGCCGACAAGCGGACCGTTGCTGCGGTCTGAGTCTCCGTACCTCGCGTGCAGACAGCTTGTACCGTTGTCCATGCTGCCTGGGTAGCTGTGACAGCTTTAGTGGCCTTATTAACAGCCCATACAGCCGTGGCTAGCCCCGTAACCGCTACAACTAGCGGGATGATTACCTTTTCATTCTTCTCGAAAGCGTCCATGCCAGCGAGCAAGCCTTGAGCAACCTTGTTCACTACCGGCAGTAGCTTCGCTCCGAGCTCCCCTTCAAGGTCAGCGAATCGTGCCTTAAGAATACGCTGTTGGTTGGCCATTCCTCCGGACGTACGAGCGAAGTCACCCTGAGCTGTTCCGGTCTGCGCCAGCATCAGGCCGTAAGCTGCCTGAGCCTTAATGGCAGGAGTCAAACCTTCCTTGATATTATCTACTAGACCCATCTTCATAGCTTGCTCGCGCAAAGTTGCATCATTCATATTGACGCCGAACTTACGTAGAGGTTCGGTTTCGCCAACTAGTCCTGATCTAATTGCTTCTAGCGCTTCCTCAGGAGAAGCGTTATTGAATGAAGCCATGTCGGCAGCCAAGGTAATCATTTTGGTTGACATCTTGGCAGCTTCGCCTTGAGGTAGCTTTAATGAAACGAACAAGTTGCCGAATGTGCCAGCGGCTTCTAGAGCCGATGCCTTACTAATACCAAGACTTTTCGCACTGGTATCACCGAAGTCTAATACCGACTGCGCACTATCCCCGAATACCACCTTGACCTTAGACTGACTCTCAGAAATATCTGAGGCCATATCAATAGACTGTTTACCAACAGCTAAAATGGCTACGCCAGCTGCGATAGCGCCAGCCTTAGCGTTATCGTTCATACCTTTCATTTTCTTACCGGACTTATCCGACCCGTCGGCAAGATCTTGCATACCTTTCTTAGCGCCATGATCACGCCAGAAGATATCAAAGGAGAGATTCGGCATTACTTGCTGCCTCCTTTCCTTCTATCTGCTGAATGACATGGTGCATAGCGTCTTCTACATCTTTTCTAATCTCCGGAGCGGCAGCCAGGGATGGTCTAGTGAACCATCCTGGAGTTACCCGTTGCGCTTGCCAAAGAACCCTACGGTGCTCCTCACCTTTCCTCTGAAAAATTGGGTGCCGTACAATTCCTCTATCCATCTTGAAAAGATCATAGATACCTTTAGCTGTGAGCCGTAACCCCTTACTGTTCTTGATGATCCTATACTTGGTTCGAGCTACATCTCTGCTGAGTCCCCCTCGTGTGGGTAAGGTTTCAAGAGCTGAGGACGGTAACTTGGTATTACGCAACGGCTTTAGCGTCCCGGTGATCTGTTTGGTAAACTCTCGCTGTAGCCCCTTATCCCCTACCGCTCTTAACCGTTTAGACACAACCTTCCACTCGTCTAGCCCTTTAATCTCAGGCTGAGGCATTAGAGTCCTTTCTTGTCCAGCCAGTCACAAGCAGCATCAAGCTCAGTCAATTTCCATGCCTTCAGCTCTGTGAGACTGGAACTGAGTCCGGCGTGGCAGATGTCAAAGAATCGGTCTCTAAGCTCTCGGACGGTTCTTTTAAATCTGCTGGCTTCACCGTGCCAGAGATCACTAGAGCCATCTCAGTTTCGGCCACAGTGTCGCCGTCTAGAATTTCTTCAAGCCGCTGACGTTCCTCTTGATCAAGCATCGGGTTAGCTAGCAGAGCATCACGGATCATGCTCTGTTCCTTCTCCGAGTAGTCCACTGCCACTTGCTCAGCTCTGAACCGGATATCAGTAAACTTCAATCGAGGTTCAGTTTTCCTTAGCATAATCCAGAGAGCGGCACGGTATGCCTTCTGCGATCCACGGAAGAACAGACTTCCGAATTCCTCGTAGGTAGACCAGGTTTCACCGCCTACAGACTCTATTGCTTCTGTGTCAGGGTTTTCGAGAGCACCAGGGTAGAAGTCGAATACCTTCTCCTCAGCATTATCCGGATAATATTTAATGATCATTGTCAGTTCCCCTCAGAACCATTGGGATATAAAGTGCAGACGGATGCGGTAGTTTAGCGGCATCCAATTGCTCTTGAGCTATGTCAGCTGCTGTGCATTGGTGACACCTGACTACCGTGCCGGTAGTGTACGCGAATTCATTTTCAGAGATGGTTGTTTCAGACCGTTGCCCTCCACATCCTTGGCAGGTATCGGCTTCATAATTCTCAAGTTCGATAGCGGCTATCGTGTCTTCCTCAAGCCAATCTGTTGACCTGGTAACGGTTCTTACAACGCGGCCAGCCTGATCATACTCGTACACTGTTGTCTCGATCCGATCAGCACCGTTGAACAAGGACGGAGACACCCCCCAACTGCGAGCGGCCATCAAGGCTGTTCGCTGGCGGGGGTCACTCACGTCCCATTTCATGACTACGCGACTGTAGCGCGCATATTCGGCTGAGACGTGATCATTGTGGGAACCTCGTACTTGTGTACCGAGTTAGCTTCTGGTGAAAGGTTTCTCACTTCACCGCACTGAACCGGATATACCTCAGCCTTGTCCGCGATGGTCCATGCTGTAGCGGCATCAGTGTCTCGCCGGATGACGATGTTCGTAGCGAACTGGTTAACCAGAGTGTTGTACACCGTATCAGTACCGGTCTGCTTAATGAGCCGAAGCAGAGAGCCGGAGAACGAGACACGGCCAGCCGATTGGGTATTGAAGGTAGACGAGAGCTTACTGTTGTCGATACCGGCCGTCTCGGCCTCATACCCGACCAGTCCGTCTGGAGTCATGAAGATGTCCAGTCGTACGCCAGCGTTGAGCTCAGCTACAGTCGGAGCTGCGATATTGGCGATGGTTGGAACCGAGTAAACCCTAGTCCTACCGTCGGCATTCGAGTCAGCCATCAGGCATCACCTTTCTTGTCATCGGCCTGTGCGGCCTTCTTGGGTGTAGCTTTCATTTCTGGCTTCTCTTGTGGAGAATTCAGCTTAGGAACCTGCCACCCGGATTCCTTAGCTCCCGCAATAGCTTCCGGGTTATTCGGAAAGCCATGGCTAACTTGGGTTTTGGGGTTGTACATGGTCACCCATTTAACCTCAGGGTCGACGTCCGGCGGATTGCCGGTAGGTCCATCCTTCGGCGGATCGGTGACCTTCCATCCGTGAGCTTCATACCATTCCTTTACGCCAGGCTCATCCGGAAAGGTCGATGTACCTCTCGTTTCAGTGTTGGTCATGTGTAGCCAGTTCATATCACGCCCTCAGCCATTCTCCGGTTACACCGGTAAGTGCCCCACTAAAGGCAACAGCAATTAGCCCATTAGAGCCTGCCAACGATTGTGGTACACGAATGAATCGTTCCTCAGTTGTAGCCATGACCTGAGCTGACACAGCGGCAAGCGTGCCGGACGGAGTACTGCCTGGGTCTGTCCATGTGATTGTAGTGGCCGTACCCGTAGTCTTGATATGTAGAATCAAGTCGTCATCTGGGGCAACGGTTTCTGATGACAACGGGGTACCCATCACAGAAATAGTTCCGCCAGGAAGAGAACCGATAGCTTTTACTGCTGGTAATGGCATTAGTTATCCCCTACCGCTATAGCTGCAACGATCCCTGCAAAGGGATCAGAACCGGATGTAAATGAAAGCATATTCGCACGGATACGCGCCACCATGTGCTCTGACACAGAGTAAACCCCATAATCAGAAGTTTCGATAAGCTTAATCCATACGTCATCACCTCCGCTAGGTATCCATCCTTCAAGCGAAACTGTAAACGCGTCAGGCTCATGCCCACTATTAGCAGCAATAGACAAAGTGAAATGTCTAGCCGGACCTGCCTGTAGACCTAAATCAAAACCTGGACCTACATTAGGTCCCTGTAAACTGATAAACACTGGCATAGTCATTTTACCGCTTTCCTTCCTTAAACTTGAGTCCAGTACCTGATAACGAAAGGTGCGACTACTGCTGACCCCCTGGTGTCTTGAATAGGCTTAGATGAGGCAGTAGTGAATAGCTCTATCGAGAATACCAATCCTCCTAAAGTGGGATTAGTTAGGAGTGCCGTTTCGCATAGACCGATAAGCTCGAAAGCTCTCGTCCGGCAATCTGCGATTGCGGTAGACCCTGATTGGGATACAGCTGCACAAGGTATCTCCCCTCGCTCGTACCGTTTCGTATGACTGAGGTTCGCCCACTCCTGTTGAAATACTGAAACGATATCTGTCTCCGGATCGCCGTCATCCCCAATCAGAATGCCGTCACTCCAAGCGCGGTTCGACGGCTCCCCCTCATCATCCACAACAACACCCGCGAGTCCCCCGCTGGCACGGAGAGTCGACACAACGGCTGCAATCACGTTACCCAGTGCTGACGGCATTCTGACTCCTCTCCTGTTGATAGTCGCACAGTCAGCCGATCGACGGTCCGCGCCTGTGCGGGCGAAGTAGCTCTAGAGCACGATTAGGCACGGCGTACCCGAGTCCAGGTATGACAGAGACGTCATCACCCCCCTGTAGTGGCAACCCTGACGAACCTCGCTGAGTATCCCATAGGTGTTGCAGAATGATACGGACGGCTAAACCAATGTTAGCTGGCAAAGGTTTACGACCAACGACATAGGTAATCTCATATGATCCCCAGGTAAAGGGAAGCCCAGTCAGCAGTCGAATAGCGCCGTCTGGAGTACAACGAACTTGACCAGCAGTGTAAGTGATTCCACTGGACAAATAAGGAACAATGCTGGTAACAGATAAAACCGGTGTTTCATCCGTACGTAGCACAACTGTGCCGTATCCAGATGACATTTTATATTCCACTACAGTTCTGGGTATACACGCACCGACTTTATTCTCTATTACCGGAGTAAGGCCTTCTAGCCATTCCAGTAACTCAGAATCAGACGATGTGTCATCGAATGGAATATTCAAATGGTGTTTAGCCTCAGACAAACTAATCAGTAAACCTGGGTCTAAAACACTGACATTGAAGGTTTGAGAATAAGCTGCTGTCTTCCCGCCAGCTATAGTAAACAACCATCTACCCACGTACCTACCCGGAAGAGTAGTCGGATAGTCATTGGTGAAGGTTCCCGTTACCGCTGGAGGTACAGTGATAGCTGGAGTAGCTATTGAGACACCATCTAAACTAATGGTCAAGGTAGCGGCAGTAGGATTTATAAGAATGCCACCTTCATTCGGATCTTTATCATATAGCTTAGCTGAAAACCGTAAAGTGCTTCCAAGCTCCATGCCCTAGCCTCCCACTGCCGTGATGCCAGTACCGCCGTCAACAGTATGCGACGTCTCGCCGGGCTCTGTCTGCACCGTCATACCTGAGGCAGCTCCACTCGCTACGTATACTTGCGAATCCCCTACTGTCACAAGGTAACCGGAGTCTTCACCGGGTCCAGCCCAAATCGTCGTCGGCGCAACTACAAATGAAACAACGATCCACCTAAGATTCAGATCAGACGAAATCCTTGCCCTAGCAATCCATCTCAGGTCTAGGTCACTAGTAATAGTTGTTGCGCTAGATACAACGATCCATCGAATATCTAGATTAGAATTCACTAACGTGTACACGCGCCAACGTAAATCAAGATCAGAATTCAAAGCCGAGCGAACAGCCCACCTGAGATCTAGATTTGACGTCAGGACAGAACGCACTGCCCATCTCAGATCTAGATTCGAAGTGAGTACGTTAGCAACTTTCCATCGAACATCTAAGTTCGACGTCAAAACAGATCGAACTGCCCATCGTAAGTCAAGGTCCGATGTAAAAACAGAACGGACTGCCCATTTCAAGTCTAGATCAGAAATTAGGGCATTCGCAACTTTCCATCTTAGATCTAGATCAGATGTGAATACATTAGCAACTTTCCATCGTACATCTAAATCTGAATTAACAAAACTATTAGCAACCCATCTCAGATCTAGATCTGAATTAAGAGTATTGGCAACTTTCCAACGAACATCTACATCCGAGTTAAGCGTACTGGTTACTGCCCACCGGATGTCGAGGTCACTAGTGACCGTTGTAGTCGAGACATCCGGTGGCACCCGTTGCGTCGGTATCCAGAACGAGGGCTGCCCACGAGTTGGAATCGGTCCAGAGAACTTCGGTCGCGAAACCAGCTGAGGCGCAGCAGGGGTTGCTGGGAAAGTATCAAAAATAGTAACGTCATCGATTAGGAACGTGGTGTTCGGTGCATTACCTGATGCAAGGGTAATTCCGAAAGATCCTGCTGTCAGGTTCGTTCCGTTGGAAGCTTCAATGCCCCAACTAGGTTGGGGCAAACCGTCGGGCCAGATAACGGCTTTCAGGTCTGTGCCAACAATTCCAAAAATTACCCAATACCACACGCCAGCAGTGATGGACATAGATATTGTAGATGAAATTGCTGTATCAGAATAGCCTGTGGTTACTCCGATCCCATAGCCAACACCCTGGTTAATGGCTATAAAGTAACCCTTTTCAGTGTCCAACAGAGTAGGTGCCGAACCATTAGAACGGAGATAGATTCTAGGGAAAGTCTCGCCTACAAACTGAAATCTACTTTGCCAGACCACATCTACCGGATTGGTGATCGTCACACGACGGGAAACACGGTCAGCACCCGCATACCCGCCTGCCGACCCATTGGTCATTAAACCGGCATTACTGCTGATCGTTGCTCCGCCACCTGTAGGTGTCAGCCCAGCCGCCCACGTACCAGACCACGGCTGGCCGTTGGTGTCGGTAAACGGGTCACTGGCGAGCGTAGCCACGACTCACCGATGTCAGTTCAGTTGCTCTAGCGAATACTGATGTGTCTGAATAGTGTTGGCGTTGCTGATAGACCATGTGGCAAACAAGTCAGCGACATTGGCTACCGTCGAATCGAATCCTGTTCCCACGGCCGGGGCAGAGGCTGGCAGTAGTTTCGAGATCTGTACGCCAGCGGAACCGCCTGTGTTGATTTCGGAATCGAATCTACCAGTACCGATCAAGTTTGCTGCTGTGCCGCTACCTGTAGCCCGGACAGTCAGTAGCAGTTCAAGCATCCACGACACGTTTGTAGTTGCTGCTGTAACCAACGCTAATGCCTGTGTTGTAAAAGCAATGATATTGCTAGTGGGTCCCACTCTAAATGCAAAGGTCAAAGTACCCGGAGTAGTAACGACTGTAGAAACTCTACCGAAAGCCGTTGCCCTCAACTGTGTTCCGACATTCCATTGATTCGGATTGATAAACGCTCGGCCGGATGTATGGAGAATAGACGTTGCGGCTACGGAAGCTGTTAAAGCAGTTGAGTCGGCAGACGTGTTGGCGAGAGTGCCGACCCAACTGTTGTTGCTCACGCGTGCACCCCAAACACGAGAAGGTAACCAGCTGAGTTGTTCGGTCCGGCCGGAATCGTGATGACGTTACCGGTAAGTCCTGAGATCACTCCGGCCTGTCCTGATGCTGCACCCGCTGCACCCATGATGGATGCGACGATCGGAGGATTGAAATCGGCCGACAGATCTAGCGTATCGCCAGCTGTCATCTTGCGCATGGCGTAGAGAGCAACCCGTTCTGCTACATCCCCATTCGACCACACCATTACTGCGTGCTGTCCTATCGTTAAAAGCGCCATACCAAATTCCTTATGGGAGAGTGTCACACGTAACGCGAAGGATTGCGCCGTCTGGGTTAACTGCCCCGGCTCCCGCCGACACAGTACGCTTGACCCAAATGCCTTTCACCTGACCGGGGGGAATATCACCGATCGTCAAAGGTCCAGCTCCGAAAGCACTTACGCCAGAAGGAACCGCAGTCTCATTAGCGATAGTTGCAGCTTGGGCTGACGCCGATGCTTTCGCTGAAACCGCAATGTTGTCAGTAGCAATCGTGATGGCACCACCACCGGCGGTCTCAGACAGCAGAGCGATAGTTGCTCCGATCGCCGTCAAGGTAGCATGGTTGTTGAGCACGAAAAAGCATCTGTACTCAATAGTTCCGGCAGCTGCTTCAGCTCCGGTTACGTCATCGAACAGGTTGTTCAAGGTGGCATCGGTGATTGCTGTCGTACTGATCTGATCGCCGAGCGAGGTAGCTGCTGTTCCTGCTGAACTGTCGCCGGTACCAGCAACAACGGAGAAACGTTTCACGATATCGGATGCAACGATTGCCATTTGGGTCCTTAGGGCCGGACCACGGGCCAGACAGAGGGGATTGCCTGACCCGTGGTCGACTACGGGCTACCGGCGCCGAGCGGCCTGAGATGCTTCCAGATCGGCCGGGGTGATGCCGGGAGGGGCCGACACCCAACCACCTGGAGTAAGCCAAAGGTCCGACGTGTGTGCCGGACCGATAGCAGGGGGTGGGGAAACCTCTCCGCGAGCGATCGCACCCAGGTCCTGATCGGTCAGACCGTACGCCTGGACGAAAGCCCGTGTCAGGTTGGGAGCTTTCGCCTGAGCAGCTGCGAGCAGCTTGTCTCCGCCTGAGTCCGGCTGGACTCCTGTGGTCACGTCGGCCGGAATATTCTTCGGGTCAACGAATCCCACGGCGCCGACGGGCACACTGCCGTCAGCATCGAATCCATGCGTTCCGGCAAAGCCTGCCTGATCCCCTTCCACGAAATCATCGGAAGCAGTACGGGGGTCCGGCACTTCACCAGCAACCGGGGGGACGCTAGAAACGTCGGCCTGATCAGTCACGAACACGCCTGAGCTGTCACCAGTCAACCGGTTCGGCGCAGCATCAGGCTTCCTAGCCGGTGCTGTTGGCTTGATCTGTGGCTTGTTTTCTTCGGCCATTTCTGTTTCTCCTAACGATTATTCAGGGAACGCGATAATAGATGTAAGGTCCATGCTGCCACCAAGAACATTTGCCAGAGCATCGACATCAACTCTAGCATCCTCGATATCTTCATGATCAGGACCCATACGGACAACGGAGTACCCGCTATTACTATTCAGATACGCAACCGCATGAGCTACAGCAGGAAGACCATAGGGATATTCGTACACTGTCCCTAATAGTGTGATGTGCTCAGAGTTCACGTATAGAGGGATAGGTACGTCTACCTTAATCAGCATAAAACCATAGTCCTTTACGTGATGACTTGAAGCACTCGGTCAGCAGTAGCGACCGAAATGTCAGCACCCGTGCGCCAGAACGCGTACCAAGCACCCTGCCCTGTTGGACGGCGGTTAGCCCCTAGCACCAGGTTGTCATAAACCACAGACATACCCACCCTGTCAACGATGTAGTACTGACGCATATCCACATAAGCCAGAACCTTAGAAAGGTTAACTGCTGGGTTACCCACCATCGAAGTTGATTCCAGTAGCGGCACACCCATAATAGTGGGTACTGGACCATTGTCGTTGACAATAGACTCGGTTGACAATGCGAACTTAGGAATAGTCCGCAACTGGTTGATAACTGGCAGCGATGCTAGGAACACTGGCCGAGAGTTCGGCCCACGCCAACGAGCGGGCATAACTCCAATAAGCGCCATAACATACGGCAGAACCGGAGCTCCGCCAGTGTTCCAGATAGTTAGCGAGCCAGCCGCCTGCGTACTCAAAGTACCGCGAGTGATGACTCCCCAGGGCTGGAGTGTCCCGGTACCAACAGCAAAAGCGTTCTCTTCCAACCGAGACTTAGCATCGGCAAGAAGCATCGGAAGCTGCGAAGCAAAGTCACTGTCTCCCAAGACTTCATACGAACCGAACAGGTACGCATCGGCCTTCTGAGGGGTGACTTTCAACGGACCGACAGTAGGACTAGCGTCGGCAGCTTCAATGCCCTCAGCTGTCCACTCAGCCGTTACACCGGCCGACGTGACGCCGTTCCAGTCATTGGTAGTCGTGGTCTTGATAGTGGCATTGTCCCGGAAGGGGTTGGCAACGCCGTTGTTCGTCAGGATGATGGTGGGATCGAGCGTGAACGGAACGAGATATCCACCGTTTGCCGACGTCAGCGAAAGAGCTGCACGAGAGCTGTACCCGGTCGGATCGTTCAGGTACTGCTCGAATGCGCGGAGGTACTCCGGACGTCCGGTGTCGAGAATCATCCGGGAGAAGGCAGAACCGAACTTGTCGCCGAGCTTGTGAAGCTTCCGGGTAACCTCTTCTGCCGCATTGTCTTCTAGAGAATAGAAATCTCCCCTCTTAGAAAACTGCTCGATTGCGGCGTCAGCCCGACTCCTAAGGTCAGCCGGAGCGATCAGACCACTACGAACATTTTCCTGATCGGCCCATGGGTCGACACGGGTACGGAATTCCGGGCCAGCTGATCCGGACATTTGCCGGATACGGTCCGAGCCTTCCTCACCATGCGCCCGATCCTGGGCCATCCGCTCACGAACCTCAGTGATCCGATCCTGACGAGACTGGAGCGGCTCAGCCTCTTCGATCAACTCCTCTGCTTCCTGAATCAGAGCATCGGTACGGAGTACTTCATCTTCAGAAGGCGCATCAACGATTTCAAGGTCGCCGAGAGCTTGAGCGATTTCAGCCTGACGGGTACGAATCTGCTCTAGTCGGCTACCCGTACGAACAACCGTGGCATCCATACGGGAATTACCGTAGATGGCGCGGTTACGCGCAAAAACGTCCACACCACCCAATAGAATTGGATACTTCATAATTACCTCTCATGATTTGGTCTTCTCCCGAAACGCTTGGATGCGCTCGCGAATCTGCTGCGACCGGGCAGAGTGCGTCTGCGTGTCTGCGGTCTGCGATCCGGCGAGTCCCGGGGGAGTGCCAATGAGAGGTAGGGCCGAGTCCTGTAGAGCGGTCCCCATCTCGAACTGCTGTAGCCACTCTACGCGCTTCTCCGGAGCTGTGGCGAGCAGTGCCCGAACGAACAGGTCCGCTGACCTGGTGCCTAGGATGGCTGCATCGGCATAGGCCGCGAACACGGCCGGACCGTACTCGCGCATGTTTACCTCTTGCCTGGTAATCAGAGGAAGACCATTTGACCTACCTTGAGGGTATGATTTAGCAGACCTTAAAAATTTACCAGAGAAAGACTGTGCCTTGATTGCACCCTGCTTGATAGCATCTAGAGTCCAGTCCGCAAGTGGATTGTTCAGGTACCGGCTAGCGGTGAAAACTCCGTACTCATCCGATTTTACTTCAAGAGGAACAGCAATAGGCATCGAAGCAACAGGATTCGGGCCACCATCCACCGTACGCGCATGATTGAACAGAACACCGAAATTAGTACCCTTATGGCTGATAGTCCGGTTAAACGAACTCGGGTCTAGATCTTCATTGTAATGCCCGTCTTGATCCCGAATTTCAGTAGGCTTCTTAAACACAGCTGCATAAGCTTCGACTACTCGGCCCGATCCGTCAGACCGTAAAGTCATATCTTCAAGCAAATACGTACGTTCACACTGACGTACGCTTAAGTCGTCACTCATGCTGCCACCTTCTCGGGTTTTACAGTTCCGTTAAGCTCCGGTGAACCTGTCTGAATTGTCGGTGGAGGAGTAGGAGGTTCAGGTTTCTTGTCAAACTTGAGGATAGAGAAGTCCCCCGAGTCCAGAGCTGCAACTACAGACTTAGGTTCAAACCCCTTCTCTACCAACGCAGCTGCTGCCTGAGACAGCACAAGCATGGTGTCGGCCCGTTCCTTGTCCCCCTGGCGAAGGGCTGCGATATCGTTGGTATCGAACCAAAGCTGGTACCCGTCAGGCACATTCACGATGTTAGCCAATGCTGCACAGGCAGAGCGCCATAGCGGACGCATAGTGACATCGGCGAACCTACGCATAGCCTGTTCGTAGTTTGAGTAGGTTGCCGCCATCAACCCTTCTTTGGTGCCGATGACGATCCCTGGCACGCCTGAGGCGATAATGATCCGGTTCTCCCCGGCTGCCTGCACAGTACTGAAATTGATCTGTTCAAGCGTGTTTCCGATGACTGTGACGTCTGCACCTTCATCAAGAATCAGTGTCTTAAAGGCGTTTCCGACTCCGGTGTGGGTGTCTATGACCCGGTCTCGGATCTTGTTGACCACACCCTGGTCAATCTGCTGAGCATATTTGATCAAAAGGTTAGGGCTGGCAGCGTTATTCATGTAATCGATCTTGTATTGTGTCATGGCGTTGTCGGCGCAGACTTCTCTAATGATTGGAGTCAGCCAGGACATTCCACGAAAGTTAGCCTCAGGATCGGGATTTGGTGCCCAGTGCACTACTTCATCAACAAGCAGCATCATCGGGTCACCGGCCCACCAAACCCCCTGGGGAGGCTCGTACCAGTAACTGACAACTTTTCGGTACTGACGTCCAAGAGGGTCCGATGTCAGCTCAGAGATGATCGTTACCCAGTCTGGCCGGAGTCGGACAAGCTGATCCCCTGCGTCCCAGATGTACGCGTTGCCAGCTAGATCGGCATCCTGAATCATCCTGACAAGCAGTTCACCGATTGTTCCATTAGGCCAAGGCTTTTCAAACTTACGCAGTGCCGTGTTACGTCTACCATCTACTTCATTTTTACCAAACGTTGTTTTGTCGGTCAACGATCGGAACACTAGTGTCGCCTCACTGAACAGTGAAAGCCTAGCTAGAACAGCACCGAACACAACTGCGTTACCGTAATACGCTTCTTTAGCTGAACTTACAATGGTTGGGAATATTTGTTCATTACCATTCATTCCATAAGATGTTGTGAGAATAGCAGCACCCGATGGTTCAATACCCCGACCTGTGAAGCGCGTAACCAACCTATCCCAAAGTTTCACGCGCTTACCTCCACTTTACAGAATCCATGCACCGGGCTGAGTAGCCCCATATTTATCCACACCCTGCACTACCAGAGCACTACCTACCATAGGCGAGATGTCCCCCGCTGAGTGACGGCGAGCAAAAGTCCAGCCACCTTCGATCTGCACTCGCCGGACGTGTGCCTCAAAAGCAGTGTCCAACGATTGCTGCCTCCGGTGCCAGACATCGCCGGTATCGATATGCGCTTTCAGTGATCCGCAGGCTTCTGCGTATCCCTGCTGGCTTACGTCTTCCATAGGCACTCGTGCCTTGCGTAACGCCTCTCGCATGGCGCCCACCGGAACCGCCGCATTGGGAGTCCACAGCGGGGGGCACATGGTCTCGTGGTTACTGGTCAGCTCTTTGAGTCGATCAGGTGCCCACATGATACCCGATCGCTGATCGACTACCCCAAAGTGGATATCTCCGTCCGGCCGTCGCCCGCCGACACAGATGGTTGCCGATCCGGCCGATGGAGGGATGTCAAGCGCAAAGCAGACCCTTCCCTCAATTTCCGAATTGTCGTCAAACTGACGTTCCCATAACGATTTAGGAATCCGATCGGGGTCAAGCGTATTTTCTCCGAGCTCTTCCCAACCCATTCGTTCACGGCCAAACTCAAGTACCCCTTTCAGGTTCTGGCAAAGCGTCCTGCGCTCCGCACGGATGAATGATATTTGAATACGTCCGGCGAGAATAGCATGGTTAGCCATCATCCAATGCTCTTCTTTGTCCATAGCGCACCCAAAATATCTGTGTGCCCTGTCCCATACCTCATTTTGAGGATTCTCGAAAATGTGGTCACAGTCTAGCCCTCGACCACATGGAGGGTTGTCCCATCCACCCGGCGCCCGGTACTCGATCAGAATCAAAGACGGATCATTGCCGCGACGTCCCCGCTTCTGCAACGACCTGAGGAAATCTGATTCCGGCTTACCAGCACTAGAACCATAACTGAGCTGGGGGTTGTACCTAGCCGAAAGGGTAGGCATCAACGCACCCATCATAGCCAGCACCAGGAACATAGCCTCGTCGAACACCACTCGCTTACCGGACAACCCTCTACCCTTGTTGTCCCCCCGCGCAATGAAATCCATCTGAGAGCCATCCATCAAAACGATGGATTCCTCAGACTTGGACTCATTGATGAACTTAACTCTACGGGAAAGGTCGCTATAGCTATTGATTATCTTCTTAACTACTTCAAATACATCTAGAGTTGTCTTCATAATGTGAGAAGTCCACACTATTCTGTCCGGTTCTAGATTGAACAGAAATAGGTCTGCGAGCGCCATAGTCAACAGAACAGATTTAGTCTTCCCGTTCTGTCTGCCTTCAATGATCGCAGTCTCTAGTGCCAGCCACTTACCAGCCGGACCGTACGATGCCATACAGTCGATGTCCCGGCGCTGTTCGGCATCCCGCCTGATTCCATACGAGTTCCCAAAATCATTGACTTCCGGACCATAAGTACCTAACCGATCCGGTACCCACAATGTACTGGGAAGCTGAACAGCTCGCGGAGACATGACCGACACTACGCACCACGCATCTTAGCTATGATTTCCTGTTTAATCCGCTCGGTATTGTCCTCTTCCTCAGGTATCTCTGCCCGAAGCTGCTCAATCATCACCATCATCTGCTTAAGCATGCTGGCACGCTGTGTACCGGGCAACCAGGGATCATCTAGCGCAACAGCCAGCCCGAGTGCTCCCACACCTTCAATCGTCCCGAGCTTGTCTACGCCTTCAAGGAACGCTACGACCGCTCTCTCGTGATTGCCAGGCTCGTGCGGCTGGTCCGGTACGGCAGGGATAGACGGCTCAGGCGGAGTCTGCCGAATCGGCAGAACATTGCCCCCCGATGGATCGTGCCCAATCGGCAACCTTGCTGGAGAACACCTGTAACAGCGGCGACGATTCGGCGCCTCAGTCTCAAACTCTAGACCACACTCGCACGTCGCCACTCTAGCCATTACTTGACGTTCCCTCTAAAAATAAACGAATCAGAGGCGGGGTCTATAAAGTTGCCAGTTTCGCGATCGTTTTGCTTTTCGTTCGACAAAACGGATCGAGCTGGCATTTCTTCCTCTGATTCTAGCACAACCCACTCGATACCGTAGTCATCGAACCGGCGTGCGGTTATGTAGCAATGCCCACAGACATCGGGGTTATGGGCTAGTTCAATAGGCTCAATAAATAAGAAGGTGATGGGTACGTCACTCATTGTCCTTGTCTCCTACCTCAGGGATGGAGAACCCTGTTGTCTGCTTGGGTGGGCATGTGTGCTGCCCTATCACCAGACCACACCGGTCACAGGTGGTTAGCGCATACCTCGGATCATTGATGACCATAGCTAGATACCAGATGGATCCATGTCTACCTGGCATGTTGCACCAGAAGCGGCCCATACATGCACTGAGATACCAAACGAGTTACCGAGGTTAGGATCCTTCCGAGCGATGTACCTACCAGCATCTACATTAAGGATAGAGAATGGACTCCCGATCGCAGGGCCGCCATCCTCGTCATACCTATAGACATTGACTTGTGCTTTAGTGATTGGACCTGGGGAGTTGATGACCACATAGTCAACATAGGCTAGCCAATGACCAAACCTTTGCTTCTGCCCAGTGTGATCATAGTTAGTAGAGAACAGTACTTTCCAATTGGCTGACAGGTTACAGTTGTTGGTGACAGTAACGTTGTCACTGGCATTGGCTACTCCAGCTGTACCAACAAGCAGGCCGAGTGCAGCTCCGATGGCAAGAACAACTTTACGCATTACCATTCTCCTTAACTGATTGGTCTTCTGGTACTTCCACACCGTGAGCGTGTAGTGCCTTGATCAGTGCACGCTGATAGTTCATTGCATCTGTACGTTGCTGGTTAACGATAGTATGTACAGCTCCGATAGCAACCTTGTTCTCTTTGGTTCCACGTAGGATAGGAAGGAATACGGTAAGCGCTACCAGTAGACCACCTAATGCAGTTATCACTGTGGCCAACGCAGTGATAACTCCTGCCCACGTTGGTGGAGTAGACGAAACACTAATAGCCAATAGTGTACGCAACATTATTACCATTTCCTACTGTTATCGGTGGACGGTGACGAAAGTGGAACTATGTTGATTAACCCATGTCTTTGCATTCCTCTTTTATGGTTCCCGTACCTAGCTCCACTACGGTCAGAACAGTGTGCATGCTCGGGTTGAGTATTGGATATGGCATTGATCTGATCTTCTGTCCACCCGAGCAACTTGGCGTGATCCCTGCCAACGATATGGCCAACAACCAGAGAAGCTCGGTTCACTCGCCTTGTGCCAGGGATGTACCTACCGCCGTCGTAGTCGATCTGTCCCCCACACCAAGCGCATGGGCCTCTGTGTTTCATCCAGTACGGCCGGACCACCTTGGTCCACCAATAGCTGGTCAGCATCGGATCAGCACCCTTGCTGGCACGCCTTGGACCGCGAGCACCAAGAGGACCCCTAGAAGGCATGTGGACAGAGTACGGGTTGATGGTCGAATCTACTAGACAGGACGTGTACACGGTGTGCTAAGATGTGGAATACACCGACAGAGAGGCACCAAAATGAGCACCTACGCCGCTCGCGAGTCCTGGCTCTACCGGGGGGTCGAGATCTTCCGGCCCCGATTCACTGAAATCGGTTTTCCACTCCCTGAAAAGGTTCGTGTAGCTGTGGGGTTCGGCCCGACCGGAGCACGGCAGGAGAACGCAACGATTCTTGGGGTGACGATCAGCCGTCAACATGTTCAGGATAGTGTGAACGAGATCTGGATTTCCCCCGAAGATGCCGACACAGCAAACATGCTGGAGACGTTGCTGCACGAACTGATCCACGCAGCCTTGAACAACGAGGATGGCCACCGTGGCCGGTTCGCCGAAGCGGCTACCCGGTTGGGCTTCCTGGGACCGATGGTCAGCACTCCCAGCAGTGTCGAGCTGGCAGCAGAGCTAATCACGATTGCTGAGTCTCTAGGAGAGTACCCCGGTGCTCAGGTCGATCTGACCAAGATTTTCAATGAGATTACGGTAGGGCCGGACGGAAACGCACTGCCAGTCAAACCTAGTTCCTCCGGCCCACCTCGTCAGACCAACCGGCACGTAAAGCTAGTATGTGTTGCCCCAGGATGTGACTGTGGCGGATACACCGTCCGTACCTCCCGGAGCTGGATTAAGATCGGCGCACCAAGCTGCCCATTCGGAAGCGTCATGATCCAAGTCTGATGTTTCACGTGAAACACCCCCCTACCTGGGGTCCAGCCGGTAGGGGGGTGTTTCTGTGTCCGGCACCTGCGGTCCAAACGAGGTCTGCCAGGACACAGTGTCGGCGCCAGTACCCGCGACTGTACTGGACTACCGACACGTTCTATTTTAGTTCTCTAAAATAAATACCAGAGTTTTGCATTGCATTAATCGCGTCCATAGCATGCCCGTGCGTAAATCCATTAGATATAAGTGCGTTATATACCTTGAGCATAGTGCTGTTATCGTGCATAAGCTTTTCTTCTCGACTAGGGATACGCGCGTGTGGATACAAAACCGAATAAAACACATCATCGAATTCTAATCCACAGTCGCAAGGTTCTTCATTATCAATATCAATGACCTTGACTAAAGTAACATCACTACCATCACATTTTCTCATCATCACTATTCATCCAATCCGGAATTTCCTCAGATTCCAGTACTTCCCCTTTGACTACTTCTCTATCCTCAACCGCAAGAGTGGTTCCGGCTGGCAGTTCTTTCACCCGAAGTTGCATAGCTGCTACTTCTTGCTTATGCTTTTCATTCAGCCAGACTCGGCCTACTTCTAGATCTGCCTGAGTCTTATGAAATACTTTATGAAGCACCCATAGACTTAAAGCTACCCCATACCATAGCACCAAAAACAGAAACACCACTTTCGCAGTCATTGTGCTAACTTCCCCTCAGAAGCTGTCAGTAATACTTATGCTGTGATTTGATCAAGATCCAGGTAATAATAAATATTGTCATCACTCCCCACGCCAGTACACCAGCCAGAATAATCCAGAGCATAGTCATGCCAACCTAACTACGATATACGGATAATCGCTATTATTAAGAACCCTCTCAAGATTAGGAAGTATTTCCTTATAATTAGCAGGAAGGGTACCAGCTTTCGGCTTAGAGGGATTCTTCCAATTCAGCCACCACAAAACTACTTCCTCAAGATCCCAGATCGTTCCTTTGGAACCTATGGTTTTAACCGGTGAAGGCATACCATTGTCTGCCTGCCGATAGTACCATTGAGAAATAGTTGTCCTACCTACCCCAAAAAATTCAGCTAGCTCTTTTACTGCCACAATATGATTCACATTTACATATTCGTTAGCTAAAAGCTCATCAGTTATGCACAGCTCTCTCGCAATAGATGTTCTACTTCTGGCCCACCCGGCTGCCCTATGAATTTTCTCAGTCGTGTTCATGTGGACAGTCTATCAGATGTGGACAGACCCAGTGCCCGGGGTGCCGGAGGATTCTCCAGGTAGTCGGCCAGCCGTCTTAACCCAGCTGGTCCGTACCGGCCGATCGTCTGGTTGCAGGGACCACACAGGAAGCCTCTGACGGTCTCCCGGGCCGGTAACCCCCGCTCGGCCAATCTGTGGTCATGGTCAGCCGCCAGTGCCTTCCTGGCACCGGTTGCGGTCAGACAGCCAGGGCACACCTTCACCCCAGCTCGGTTGGTCGGCATCATGGCGACGATCAGTGCGACGTCTTCCGGACTGATCCCGTAAGTCTTGATCAAGTGGTAGGTCCGGCGAGCGGTCTTCTGCTCTTTGATCCGCTGACGTCGGCATGTCGTGCACCAGTACCCCAGTCGAGGCCCTAACAGAGTCGTCGGCCGCTTCGCGTGGTTGGAATCGTCCCCTGCGTGCACGCAGACGTCCAACACGGTTTCAGGTCGCTTCATGATCTTTTTCTCCCATCATTTGATCTTGAAAAAGGTCCGTTCGTTCGCTCTTTCTAAATGATCTAGTTCGGGAGTTCGGCCCCTCTTAAGGGGAGGGGCCGACCGAACTACTCCGAACTACTCCGAACTACTCCGAACTGTGCCGGACTCTTGCAGGTGAGAGGCATGTTGATCAAGGTGCTTGATCAACTTTTCGACCGAACTAGTCCGAACTACCCCGAACCAGTTCGGACTAGTTCGGTCGGTAGACAAACTAGGACATTTATACATATAATCCTCATACAGCCGGGGGAAGTCCAAGCCGATCGGCCTCCTGCCGATCGAGCTTGAATCGCTGCGTCAACCCTCCGTTGGGGCCGATCTGCTGTACCAGAACCTGATCCCGTTCAAGATCAGTCCAGGCATGAAACCGCTGTGTTTTTCCGGCCTTGCCGAACACCGGATGGCCTGTCGTCAGGATGCCCAGTGCCTCACCTTTGGTGGCCCCTCTACCGGCCCCGAACACGATGTGCAGGATGGCCGCCAGCCGATCCCTAGTAGAGCTCTTCTCGTCCACTCCCTTGCCTGCCAGCGGGGGAGCGGGGGTGAGCATCGGGTCTGTGTCCGGCTCGATCGGCTGCCAGCCGTCCGGTGCCAGCACAACGGAGTCACCTTCCGGATCAAGGGAAAACTTCATCGGCTCGAAATTGCCTGTGTCCTTCTGCTTTTCAGACTCAACGGTGAGCTTGCCCTCTTCTGTCTTGCGTACCCTGATCTCCGCTCCCAGGGCACCGATGACCGCTGTGGCACCCCGGCCGTGCTCCCCCTGGTGCCCCAGATGGTGGACAGCAACCACGCACGCTCCCGTTTCCCTTCGGATTATTTCAAGCCTTTCGACAAACTTTCCCATTTCCGTGTTGTCGTTTTCATCTACGCCAACGGTCACCCGGGCTTGGGTGTCTAGTACAACTAGCGATGGCTTAAGTTCCTTGAGCACCATTCGGAAGGCATACCAGTCTTCTACGGAAGATGTCTGCACCGGCATCGGAAGTATGATGAAATTGTCAGGTAAATATTCACCATTATTAAATCGTCGTTCCCACGCCCTTACTCTCTTTTTCCACCCTCGTGCTCCCTCTGCCACCATGTACACGACAACCCCCTGAGTCACCTTCCGACCGAACCAAGTTTTGCCTGTCGCCACACATGCGGACAGGTCCAGCATGACGAAACTCTTTCCATGACCGGACTTTCCAGTCAGCCGAGCGATAGAGTCAAGGTCCAGGATGCCGTCTACCAGGGGATCGAGTTTCGGGATGCTGTCCAGCTCAGCCGACGTCAGTAACTGAGCTTTCAGATACTCGATTTTGGTCTGTTTCGGCACCACGCCAGGGGTTTCGGTGCTCTCGGAAGCGTCCCCCTCACCGCTTCCGAGCTCCTCAAAAGGGTTCTCTTCCTCCATAGCCTGATCGAGAGGACTGTCCAGTTCGGAAAGTGCTGCGAAACCAGGGAATTCAGCATCCACACCGACTAGTCCCAGTTCACGTAAAGCAGCTGCTACAACGCCGCTATGATCACGCCAGGCTAAAAACTGAAGCTTGGTAATGGTTTTCGAGCCTGTTTGCCGGAACGCTTCTGCCATCCACTCGGGCGGGTTGTCTGTCCATACATGCAAGGGAGCGTGCCCTGGGGATGTGTCGTAGTGATCGCACCCGAGGTCATGCGCGGTAGCGCTTTTCGGGCTTCCGTGGGGCCCTGGGGCAGTCCAGATAGGGCAGGAACACCGGTCCGGCAGACCGGTCTCTGTCCAGCCATCAAGCAGATCGGCCCATGGGGTCCTGGCTGCCCACAGGTCGATGTCTCCGGTACCGTCTGGCAGGGTGCCCCGACTGGCGGCTCTCTCCATCCGCTGACGGGCGTGAGCGATGATCCACTCTATGAGCCAGCGGGGGGCAGGCTCTAGCTGGCCGATGATCGAGTACGCACCTTCCTCTCTAGTGGACGGTGGGACCAATACCTGGTGTTTGTCCCACATCGCAACCCATCCTGAGTCAGCCGCGAGTGCTCCCGAGGAAAGAGGCAGTACGACGTCATCAGGAAGCGAAAACCAGTAGTGGCCACCGTTTTTGTGGACCCATTGGCCACCTAAGGTTTGTTTCCCTGGTGAGCTGACAGTCATGCCCGGAATGGTGTCTCCGTTACCGTCGTTGTGATCGGCCCAATCCGCACAGAAACCGTCTTGTTCTTCCTCGGTATCCACGTCAATGACAAGCATCCGGGATCGGCCGAGCTCTACCCCGATATTTGGCTGGACTCCTCCGGATGTCTTGGTGAGTCGCCGGATGATTGAGCTGACTTTGGCCAGTACTTTGGTCGGGTCGCCTTCTGGTTTCTCTTCTGTCGCAGTCAGACTCACTACTGTCATCGCATGGTTGATTCCACAAGCATGTTTCCTGCGAGCGAACATAGGGTCGCCCAGGGTTGCCGCTTCCTGTTGTGCTTTCCGATCGGCCGCGTTGGCATCTCGTGCCGACAAGATGCACATCGGGATTTTGGTGCCAGGTTTGTTTAGGACTATGGCAAAGCCTTCTTTGACGGCACCGGCTACGATTCTGATCAGTCCGTCATCGTCGCCAGCCGGGGTGGAACCGAATACTCTGACGAACTGATCATTACCGAACATCAACTCTCCGTCTCTGTGATACGGTTTTGTCCCCAGAACGTGTCTATCGGTATGTACCAGGTACTTTCATGGACACATCCGTTCTGCCAGCTGAACACATGCCACTCGTAATAGGGCACCATTGCGGCATGATTGGCTCGAATAAAGCAGTACAGGGATTTAGAACGGTTCATCGCGCACCTGTATCTCTGGGAAGGGCATTGCCGAAGCTTCTAATTGAATAATGACGATTTCACAGCACATTCCATCTTTATCCGGCCAGCCGAACGTAGATAGATCCGTGGCGTGTCGACATAGTGCAAAATAATGAGTGTCCCATAGGCTTGGGAATGGATTTGGAAGAATGTGGTATTTCACATGAGTGACTGTTCGCATGTTATCGTTACACGCAATCCAAGAGTCACGTGGAATAAAATTACAATCAATACCTAGCCGTTGCGCCCATAGTATGTATTCTTTATGAGTAGCTAGGGATACCCTATGGGGGTACACTGACTCGACATAAAATGAGCGTATACCAGCACCAGTGATATTCAGAAATCCCTTGTTCATTGCCCAACTCCTAAAACAACCGTTACTAGTGCAAGTAAATATGCAACAATAACAACCTCAACTATGAATCTCAGACACTTCATGCGTCAGCCCACCTTTCACCTAGGTCCTTGATATCGGTCCGGAGAATAGGGGTCCGGCCAGCCCACATACAGAACCGCTCGCTTGGTGTCTCCAGAATCCTTCTGATGTCTCTGGATGCACTTGTGCTGCACACGATTTCGTCGTGCATGAGGAGGTAGACAGCATCCTCAAGACCAGCATCAATGATCCCGATCAGGGAATCGGCCACCAAGTCATACTGCCCACCCTGGCAGAAGTAGTTCGGTCCCTTGTGTGCATCGACGGTCCATCGGCCTTTTCGGTTGGTGCTTGGGATGTCCAGGATTCGGCCTGAGATAGTGATGATCTTTTTGTACTGTCGGGCAATACCTTTCAGTTTAAGGATGTACTCAGCTGTCTTAGGCATGGCCGACATCACCTGTCCGCGAAGCTGTTTCGCTTGAGCGAACCGAGGGTAGAGCGTGTTCGGTTCACGCTCCAAAACGTTGACTTCCCAGTCACGTTGGCGCTCGTTCTGCTGATTCGGTGTTTCATACGGCTCTGGACTCAGCCCCAGGTCAGCACTCAGCTTCGCGAGGCTCTCTCCGTAAAGCTGAGCCAGTACAACGATTTTCAGTGCCCCATACATCGGTGCGAACGGGGTTCCCTTGCCGCACATGGCTTTCGTTGTACCAGGGGGTAGAAGGCCGGACGTCAGCCCAAGCTGCACGTACAGTCCGTCACTTCCCTTTTCGTACCCATCAAGAACCAACGTGTCGCGAGCGGCGTTGGCGATCGTAATCGGTTCTCCCTGAGACAGGTCAACCGATGTTCCCTCGTCCCCTTCATCGAACAAGATGATCCCCCGGGCCGGACCTGAGAACTGGTCTGTTGGCGGGTCATTGGCGCTGGCCCGGCCGGTAGCTGCGGCTAGAAGGTTCTTCGTCGGGTGGATGCGGCCGGTATCGTCGGCAAGGTCCACACACTTCTGAATATAGTCCTTACCGATCTTCTGAATCTGTTTCTGCCGTACGAACTTTCGGGCTAATGGATGGGAAAGGTTCTCCACAGCCGGGGCTGTCATGCTGTACACACCGGTCTTGGATGTTCTGGGAAAGTCAGGAGGCATAGCGCCTTCTGACTCAAGGACTTTCGCCAGATCCGGTCCCGACCCGGGGCGCACCCCTGCTGCTTCAAGGTCTGTGTTAGCATCTGCTAGCTCTACCGCGTTCTCAGCCTTGTATCGGTCCAGGAATTCGAAGTCCACTCGCAATCCCTTACAGGTACGGGGAAGAGTCATCATCCGGTTGATACGCTGTTCCCGCTCTACCAGAGCCCATGCTTCCGGTCCCTTGACCGACATCCGATTGAACGGGTGCCCGCTCGTAAAACGGTCATACGCAGCCTGTTTGACGATCGGGTACAGCCGGTAGGTGAGCAAGGGGTCGGAGGCAGCCCCTTGCTGATAGATCGGTCGATCTAGATCGTATTCGTAGAATCCCTTTTTCTTGGTGATTCCCATCATCTTAAAGGATTTGAAAAGTTCTCCCCCAGGGCCTGTTCCCATGTATCGGTCGCAGGCAGCCTCAAGGTTTTTCGGGACGCGCTCCCCAGGGTTGGCCTGTCGGCAATGGATCAGGGTGTCAATAGTTTTCCTGACATGATCCCGGTTGATAATGCCGTTCATCCACAGATTCGGGACATCAAATGGTGCGTTATGCCAGATAAGCCATTCAGCCCAATCGAACGCGTTCCCGATTAGCTTAAGTTGATAGGGGTCCCGTGGGTCGAAAACTACGGCCCTGGTGGCGTTACCGAAAGAGATGCACTTGAGCCGACGTCCGGCTAGCCCAAGCCCATACGTTTCGATATCGGCACCAACGGTAGTCGTTTCAGAGAATAGGGAATTGAGAGCATCGCCCACGGCATCGCGACCGATCGTGTACACGGCGTTGACGGATGTGGCGAACGGGAAGGTGCCTTGATTCACAATCCGTGCAGGTGGATCGGAGTACAGCATCTGTGTTACCTTTCTATCGGCGCATCTTTGTCGGTGGCCCGGAACAGCGGTTGGATTGATGGCATAGCCTCTCCAGCCGCTGTTCTGCATGTCTAATCAGGACTGAAATCGAAATAACCTTTTTCTTCTGGATACTTACGATTCCATTCTTTTTCTTTTTCCATGAACCTGTCTGGTGCGACAGGTAATGGTTCGAAAAGCCGTTCCGCTTCCTGGCGTTCCTCTCGTGATTTACACACGTTGCACCATTTCGCCGAGCATGCGTGTTTAGGTCCGTCTTTGGTATTCTTGCCCGGATCATTGAAAAATACTTGATCACGCATGGTCGGCCTCTCTTTTTATGAACTCGTGCCAGCGCTCGTGGTCGCTGACGTCGTTGATCAGGGCAGCGCACTCGGCGCATTCCCAAACTGTGATGCCATGGGTTGGGTCTGCGTCGACGAGCAAGTGCCCAACGGGTTTCTGACCGGTTACCGGCATGTGTTTTCCCCTTTTTAATATGGTCCTGTTAAAGGAATCCATACGGTGTTTACCAGACCTGTAAAAGTGACTACTTCTACGCACACACCACTTGATCCACGTTGGTTCGTACCCTCTTCGCCGATGACAATTTTGTGCACCAGAGTTGTGTCTATCCCGAGTGTGCGTAGTGCTTCGCTTAGTGCCTTCCGATCGATTGAGTCTGGAACCCCTTTGATGATCATGATCAGCTTCCTGTCGGTGGAGGTAGAAGTGGACAACGTACCACACTCTGGCCGACAGAGGTAGTGGCGCGTCATCCACATCTGTGGTAGAGTCCTGGTCAGCAGGCACGTTCCCACCGACAAGAGAGGTCTCATCATGGCATCCGATAACGAAATGCTTATCAAGACTACCGTTTTCGTTTACAAGCTGAACAAAGACGATGATAAAGCTTATGAGCAGCTCGATACTATGAGTTTGGAGGAACTTCAATCCTTTTCAGACATGCTTGATGATTTGTCAAGCGACGCTAGGTTCGTTCACATGAAAAAGCGACGGGAGAATATGTAATGCCTAAGGTTCGGTCGGATGTTGATGCCGATATCATTATCAGAATGCAGTTTCAGCCTGGCGATTGGCTGGCCGTTCGCGGTACATGGTCTATCACCAATATCGTGTTCCGGATTGTCCGTTCGGAGACGTCGGGTAACTGGGTGCTACAGATCGGCTATGACGGTTTCCGAGGAGTGACCAAGCCGGATCACGCGAAAAACTGGCGCGACACCCGGACATGGCCGGGCTTCTCCTGCAAGGCAGACATGGTGCCGGATTTCGTGATCACCGAACTTCGCCGGATCGTGCAGGAGCTGGACATGCCTACTGATCTTCCTCCGCTGGAGGTGAAGGAATATTCTTCTCCTCCCATGCGACCGTAAAACCATCCACATCTGTGGTAGGCTCAAGGTGCAGTGCCAGCGACGCACAGTGCTTTCGAGCAAGTAGCGTTCAGGCAAGCATCCACCGACAACGATTTAGGAGTGCTAAGTGAATATGCTTATTCGTCAAATCGGGGACGATTCTGTACTAACAATCACAGTGAAGGACAATGGTTTGCAGGTAACCAATACTAGAGTTCTGGTTCAGGAGTCGGTTAAGGCGTTGCTTGCCGGAGAGATCAAATCATTTTCGGCAGCATGGGAGGAAGAGTAATGTTAGAAGTAGGCGCTCACGTCAGGTTCAAAAACATTCTTGATGAAAATGCGTACCTAAACGGAGAGACCGGCATTATTGACCATGAAAGTACAGCATCGATACATGCGTGGGTAGTGCGCTTGGATCGGGACATGCCAGGACATAATTCCAGCACTGCGTGGGCATACGCGAGTGAGCTTGAGGAGATTCCAGAATGAGTCTGCTTAAGCCTCGTCCGTATCAGACGGAGTGTATCGAAGCATTCAACGACTTTTTCCGTGAGCATCAGCGTGGCGGGAGTGAACTCCCTACCGGTGTCGGTAAGACATTCATTTTCTCTACCATGGCGGATATGTATCTGAGCGCTGCGTACGTTGACACCGAATGGCAGCAACAGAAAGTGGGCTACGTTGCTGTACTGGTCGACCGTGACGAACTGGTCAAGCAGACCGTAAAAGCCATGCACTCGGTTAACTCCGATCTTACTATCGGCGTGGTCAAGGCCGAACGGAATGAATTGCTGGATGCCGATGGCCTTTATAATGATGTCGTCATTATCTCTATTCAGACGATCGGCCGGAAGGATCGTAAACGTCTAGAGATGATCCCGTCAGACCATTTCGGTCTGATCATCGTTGATGAAGCCCACCTAGCCGGAGCTCGCTCGTACACCGATGCTCTCGAATACTTCGGTGCCTACGATCACCAGCGGGGGACCAAGGTGGCTGGTTTCTCTGCCACCCTCACCAGGATCAAAGGTGGGCTCGGAGATGTGTTCGAGCGAGCTGACACTAGGACCGGAGCGGTCTATCAGAAAGATATCCTTTGGGCTATCGCTAACCATTACCTGGTGGACATCCGAGGTAAGCGGATCACTATCGATAATCTGACCGATGACATTCGCGTCAAGGGTGGTGAGTATGATGTTGACGAGCTCGGCGCCGCTCTGATTAACCATGATGCCGGTACCGTAGCTGCACTAGCTATCAAAGAGCATGCATCCGATCGAACGACTATTATTAACGCACCCAACGTCGCCTCTGCTATCAAGATTACCGAAGATCTGGCATTGGCTGGCATCACTGCTGAATACGTCGTTGGATCTACCCCGATCGAGGAACGTCAGCTTATCTTCAAGCGAGTGCGGATAGGTGAGACTCAGGTTCTGGTGAATGTCCGGGTGCTTACGCTCGGTTTTGATATGCCTCAGATCTCGTGCGTGATCCTCGCTGGCTCAGTCATGAGCCCGATTCTATACACCCAGATGATCGGACGAGGCACCCGGCTATGGGGGCTGCATGACGAACATTCCCCTTATCCGTGGATTCGTAAGCCCAAGACGGATCTTCTTGTACTGGACATCGGTGGATCGACGAACCGTCACAAGCTTGCTTCTATGGTGGACTTGACCAGTACTCCGATCAAGGAAATCAAGGAAGATGAGACACTCAAGCAGGCAGCTGAACGGGAAGAGAAAGAGGCTTCCGGTAGTTCATTCATTCATCACGGTAAGGATTCCAACCTTCATGCTGAGGATATCAATCTTTTCACCAGTTCAGTGTTTGCCTTCTCTCGCACTAAGAAAGGAAACATTTATATTCCTACTGGTGATTGGTACATCGTCATCTACCCTGAGACAACCGCACCAGACACCACTTACATGCTCGGCACGATTTGGTCTGGTAAGGCTCCCGCTCGTAAGGGCAAGAAGCTCGGGAGTGGGCTAGAGCTTGGCTACGCCATGGCGATGGCTGAGAGGGAAGCAGAAGAGATTGATCTGGTCGGTACGTTCGCTCGTAAGCACGCCTCTTGGAAGCGCCGTAAAGAGCCTGCTACCGACGCACAAAAGAGTTTCGCACACAATCTCGGGATTGTGTTCCCGGATGACATCACCAAACGTGATCTGAGTCCAATGATCGACTACGAAATGGCCTCAGCCAAATTGGATGGCTGGCGACCGAAACCGCCGACAGAGGAAGACTGATCATGGTTACTCCAAAGGAAGTGATTAAGTTTATCGGATCAGGATCATTGATACGAGGTATACGGCTAGCACTGTTGGGAGTGATACGGGGTATAGGAGAAATGCTTTTAGATTTATTCGAGATCAATCCCGTAGCTAGTAATGCTGCCATGCTGCCCATTCTGGGGGAAGAAATCGGAGAGGTAGCTGAGGAGTTTGAGACATTGCTTCTAGTTCGTTTAGTGAAGTCATCAGGTAGAGTAAACCGGGCACTCACTTATGATCAAGATGATTCAAAACTCCGAGCTGAATTGATTCAAGTCATGGCTGTAACCTCGGCCTGGGTCGATCGACTTGATGGCAAGACTCTTCCCGACGATCCGTTTAGGAAGGTATGACATGAAGGTGTACCTTTCCGGTCCCATTATGAATGATCCTGACCACAGGAAAAAGTTTGCACGTGCAGAGGCTTATTGGAGCACTGGTGCCTACCATCTAGCATCTTCCAAAGTCAGGAGATAAGGTGACTGAGCCAACGTTCGATGAACTTGCTCCAGGCTATACCGACGATGACGAAAACCCCTTTGAGGAGATTGGGGCAGCAGCAGTCAATCAGGTTCGGGTGGATGGAGCATCGTACTACCTCCCTCATCCACTAACTGGGAAGCAGACTCGGTTCACCAGGGCATCTGGTTGGGGTAGCACGATCGCCGATGAAACTATCCTGAGTCATTGGCGTACCGCTATGACAGCCCTGACGATCAGCAAAAATCGTGACCTTTATGCTCTGGCTAACTCCATCCCTATGCCCGAGGAAGAGATGGAGTACCGTCCTAAAGGATGGTGGATGCCGTGGTACGACGTCGCCATCAAAGGATGGGACCGGGATAAGGCCGACTCTGGCTCGCATCTTGGTACGGCTTTCCATGCTTGGCGTGAGCAGTATGAAGCCGGGACCATCTCTCTCCGGGACATTCCAGAGGAATGGCGGCCTCACATGGAAGCTTTCATCCGGATGCACAAGGCTTCTGCGCTTACCTATCAGCCGAACTATGTTGAGCAGATCGTTCTCACGCTCAAGATCCATAACGGTATTGCCGGTAGGTTTGATAACCTTCGCCGAGGTCCCTCCGGTTGGCTAATGGTTGATGACACCAAGACTGGCAAGGAAGCTCCGGAAGGTATGGATGAGATTGCCATTCAGCTTGCCATCTATGCCAATGCCGAGTGGCACTACCGGCCCAGTGACCCGGAAGCCAACACCTGGGGTTGGGTGCACGCTCCAGAGAACATTCGTAAGGACGTCGCTACGATCACGTGGGTACCGATCAATGCTCCTGAGAAAGCACAGATTATCCCTATCAATATTGCCGATGGCTGGATCGCAGCTCAGGTTGTCGGTGCTGCTCGCCGGTACCGGAACAAGTCCAAGCGGAAGAACAACGGTCTCAGGTTGCCTCTATCGGTGCTTAGTGAGATTGATGAAGTGGGCTACTGGTCTGATCAACAGCCTATGAAAGTAATCAACGATTTTGTGAATAAAGAAATTCTGCCGGTACCTGTTAATGTCCCGGAAATTGGTTACCTTCGGCGTATCCAGGCGTGCACTACAGCAGAAGAATTGAGTGCTGCATATCTTGACGCTCTAGCCGTAGATAAGCTCACCCCAGCTGTGCAGAAGGCATCCGAGATTCGGCTACAGCAGATTAAGGAAGAGAAATCATCATGATGTGTGATGTTTGTGTAGTATCTGGTGCACCGGTATGTACTCACTATAAACCTTTATACGGGACAAGAGCTTCTATTTTTGAATCTGAATCTAAGGAGTATCAGTCTAAATTGGCTGAATATAATGAGTATCAGATTCGACTAGATGCCGCTACCATCGCAGCGCAAGCAATGACGGGCAACTATGATCATGAAAGTATACATAGTCCTGAGCGAAACTTTAAATCTATGGTTATAGAAGTAGAAAAGTATTTACGTGGGGAGGGAAGGCTATGAGTTTCTATTGGTTTAAACCAGAGGAAGTTCCCACAGCCGAGGCGGACATGTCGGCTTTGATCCGTAGCCAGCTCCCCCCTCATAAAGAGGTATGGGTTGTGCTCGGGTACCCCCATAGTAGTTTTCTTGGCGTGTTCGATTCTCAGGCAACCGCCGAAAGATGGCGGATCAAGTATCAAATGGTCCCCTACACCCGAGCTCCACAGCTAGAGCCTGTGGTCCGGGCTGAGGACATAGTGTGACGTGTACACGCGGAGTTTCCAATGGGAACAGCTCTGGCAGCTCTTACGACCGACGTGCCCAAAAGTTGTGGCTGTTGGCCGAGTACGGCGATGGTGAGCTGACCACGTGCTACAGGTGTGCCGTTCCCCTGCTGTACGACGATCTGACGCGTGATCGGATCATCCCCGGTGTCCTAGGAGGGAAGTACGTCCGATCGAACCTCCGGCCAGCCTGTGGCCCCTGTAACGAAAGTACCGGTGGAGAACTCGCACACGAGAAACGTCAAGCGGAGTTGCGCCAAGCACTGCACAGGGTGTAGGTTTCACATGTAGGTTCCAACCGTGGATCAAAGATCTCACCCATCGACAAACAGGAGTACACCATGCCAAGTAATGCCGCTATCCTCAAGGATGCCCGGAAGAGTCTGGCGATCCGTGACAGTCGTCTCGACACTGCGGAGAAGGAACTGATGGACGCTACCTCGCAGCGGAACCGTGGGGCCGCTCGTGTTGAGCTCGCGAAACTGAAGGTTGAGGCTCTGGTCGCCGATCGGGAGACCTACGCCAAGATGCTTCGGGTGTTCGGCGAGACCGACGAAGAGAAGAACACCCCGACTCGTGAGGCTAAGGTCGTTCCTGACGACTATGCCGAGACTCGGGGTGGGCGGCCCCGTAAGGATGCTGACAATGTCGAAGGGCAAGAGGCTCTTGACACTGAGACGGATGTGGCAGCTTTCTCTGAGCCGACCGAGTCAGATGACCCCGACATCACGGCCGCCGTGGCCGAAGCTCGGAACGAGAGCTTGCTCGGAGAGAACGTGTTCTCGGGTTCGGAGAAGGCCAATGAGGAAGATGTTCCTCGTGCCCGGGGCGGCCGGTTCGCTTCTCGGCGCGCGTAATGGACCCGGAAACGGCCGGAGTATCGGCAGAAGACTTCCTCATCATCGTGGACAACCTGATGGATGGCACGTGCGCCTATCTGGTTGACTACTTTGAGGTTGATGTCCGTCGTGCGGTACTCCGGCCTGTTTTCGGTGGTGGAATGAGAATGCGTGATTAATTCTCGCTAAAGCTCCCCTGAAGGTACAGGGTAGGGAGTCCGGTAGCTCAACGATAGAGTAGGGCAAGGAAACTTGATGATCCCGGTTCAACTCCGGGCCGGACACGAGACTAAAAGTTGGCGGTATACAGAAGTCTATAAATCTAGGAACCGCACCCTAGGAAACCGGACACGAGAAACGAGACACGAGAACATGGCTACAGCGAAGAATGTCGAACCGGAAGATCCGTTTGATGCCGTCCCTACTGCGCCGACCAAGAAGTACCCCACCATGGCCCAGTTGGGGACGGGAGCGGAGAAGCATTCGCTCGTTTACGACAAGGATGGGGACCAGGAACAGTTCCTGGACAGCACAGGTCGCCTGTGCATTTTCCGTCCGAAGTCGGTAGAGCGGAATGTCAAGTCACAGTTCGCCAACAACCCGCCCTCTGACCGTTGGAAGGTGGATGTTATCGTCCTTGATGGTCCAACCTTGTTGGAAGCGCTGAACAAGGAAGGAGAGGTTACCGGCCTGTTTGATCCCCCGATCGTGCCGAACACGGCCAGCGCCTTGATTCCTGCCATGTACACCAATCACACGGTGATCGTCGGACAACTGGATCAGCTCTCGGAAGGTGGCAAAACTTTCGGCAGGGTGATGAAGCTCAAGGCCAAGCCTGGGTCGACGAACCGGCCATGGGCTATCGGCCGTGCCGCTGACCCAGTTCAGGCGAAGGCCGATCAGGCGCTCGCTGTTGCCTGGCTGAAGGCCAATCCAGAGCCGGACCCGTTCGACTGATCTCTAGGGTGCTGGCAGCTACGTAAGAACCTGAATCGTCACGGTGAGCTGATTGGCCGTGGTCATACGAAACTTTTCAGGTCACCCGAACAGTCGGCCCGGTTTCTGACTCGACCCAGGGACCGGGCCGACTGGTTTTATCCCACCGACAAGTAGGAGCTGACATGAGTAGGTATGAGAAAGAACTGAACACAATCATTGATACTTTATTTCCAGCTTGGGAAACGAATACCTTAGATTTAGACGAAGTAGTCAATTGTATAGATAGTCCATTTCCTATAATGTTTAGCCGTAGTCCCTGCACATGCACTTACCCGCGAGTTTGTGCAGAAGAAAGACTTGATATTGGCTTTAATGCTTATAACACAGATTCCGAATCTATAGGTTATTTAGACGGATTAAACAATATTTATTATGGGCGTACCTATGCATACACACTAGGTTTAGAACTAGCAAAATTGATTGACTGGCAAAAATAGATTTATTCCACACCGACAAGAGAGCGAACCAATGAGGGTTTTCGTTTACACATGGGTTTTCCGTGGATGGGCGTACTTCCTGTCAGCGGTAAACGTCAGGACCCTAGCTCATATTGTCGTGGCCTTTTTCAGAGGAATCTACAGGTTCCTTTCTGCTTCTATTCGTTTCGTTAACGCGACACAGAAGAAAGAACTTCGCGAGGCTAATCCAACCAAACATCACCAGGAAACCATCACTCGTCGTTGGGCTTATTTCTCATTACTGACTCTATGGATAGCCGTCTGCACAGTTTTTATTCTTAAGCTTGGATTTAATGCTCTAGTTATTCTAATCGTGTCTCATAGTATTATATTCGTTATCATTGGTCGTAAAGATAACTTGATGTCCAAAGTTCAGACATCACGGATCGCTGGTGAATCTTTCCTTCGCTCTATCGTCGACGATCTAACTCTAACTGCTAGTCAGCGTAAAGAAGGCTTCACATCATCTATCGTTAAGCCACCTGTCTCGCTGGCATCGGGTAAAGGGTACGACGTAATTGTTAGGGTGCATCATCATGGTAAACCTATGACTCTTGTCAATAACCCCCGTGCTGTAGCTCAGAAACTTCACAAGCCTAAGTCCTGCGTGTTCGTGTATGAGGTTCCGGGAGACGCGTCCTGTGTTCGTATCCTGGTGCTGAATGACGATCCATGGGCACAGAAGCCGACTGTTCATCCATTGGTGAAACATCCTCGTCAATTCAGCCTATGGGCCGAGCCAGCCAACCTCGGCACCAAGCCGGACTACACCCCGCTTCTCCGCCAGCTCGTAGAGGAAGGGGACGGGGGAGGATTACTAGGTGGTGGCGCCCCCCGCTCGGGTAAATCCATGTTCCTGTCCAGCTTACTGATCTATCTCATGCTTGACCCTACAGCTAATATTCATGTCGTAGACGGCTCGGCTGTTGACTACGCAGCTGTCAAGCCGGTAGCCAAAAGCTATGTCGGTGGGCCGGACATGGAGGACATAGACGTACTGGGGGTAGCCCACGAATTAATTAGGGAACTGAAAAAAGAAATTAGTCATCGTAAGGCTATCCTGTTTAAGGAAGGTGTCTCCAAGCTCTCTGAGAAACTGGCTCTTAAACACGGACTCAGTACAGAGTGGTTGATTATTGATGAACTTGCTGTAATCACTGAAGATTTAATGTCCGAATACGGCAGTTTAGTAAACGCTTTCCTAGACGATCTTCAATGGCTTATCAGATCCGGGCCTAAGTACGGTGTATTTGCTGGACTCGCAACGCAGCGACCTTCCATAAAATCAGTACGACCAGCTATTAAGGCTTTGATCGTGTTCCGATTCGCCTTCTACATCTCTGACCAACCGGGCTCGATGGCGATTCTTGGAAAGGCTGGTTCGGCCAATCGCGCTGACTGGCTGGACCCAACTCAGAAGGGTGTCGGCATAGCCATCGGACATGGCCAATTCCGGGGGCACATGGTCTCGACCGATGATCTAGCCAAAGTTGCACAGTATGCGGCTTCCTTGCGTGCCGTAGATGGTCCCTCCGTGGAACCTCAAGGGTCCGTGCAGGTATACCCAGAGCCCGTCAGGACCCTTCTAGAGATTCTTGGTGAGCTGGGTGAAGACAGGCTAGAGACTGTTGTGCTGATCTCTCTACTCCAGCAGCGGAGGCACAAAGCAGTGACGGCGATCAAGCTGGCAGCCTCGCTCGCGCCTCTGGGGGTCCGGCCACGCCGGTTTTACCGGGGCAAGACAGAGGTTCGGGGGTACCTCAGGTCTGACTTGGAGGCCGTCGCAAGGGTGTCGCGACCTGTCGCAGCGGCAGCACACGGCGGACCTGCGGCAGAGGCGCACGGCGGACCTGAGGGCATGGCCGCGAGGGTGTCTGACCAGCGTAAAGACACGCACCAGCGGGGGCGTGCGACGGATGCGACAGAGGATTCAGGAGAGAGTGAAAACGATGAATAAGGACGAAATCCAGCTCGCGTTGGAGTGGCACATGATGCGTGAGCTTGAGATAGAGCTGAGCTGGCATCCTGAGGTAGAAGTGCAATACACCAAATACAATGAAGCGGAGCTAGTGATTCACCATAAAGCTTCTTGGTGGCGCAGATTCTTTTGGTTGAAGTCTGAAACTAGGTATCTACACCATATGGATTCACAGGGTCAAGTCTGGAGTGTCCGGCTATGAGTATCGTGGTTGCCAATATCCGAGATTGGTGTATCACGTGTTCTAGGTACACATTCTGGCACATGTCCGAGAGTGTTCAGGTGTGTCAGGTCTGTGGAAAAACCTACTACATGCATCGGGATTAGAAATGATGCGAGTCACGCACCGGGCATTCTGTGGTGCTTTTATTGTTGGTGGGACCTTATTGGTTGATGCTCTCGCTAGTCGAGCTGGCCATGGAATCCCGATCAACCTGGGTACAGTCTTGGGTCTGGCAATAACGGCGACACCATTTTCTGCCGGAAAAAGCTCCCCCGACATCGATCACTTGTGGGCACCAGGTCCGCCGCGACAGAATTACGATTGGAAGTTTCATCGTGGTTGGACTCATCGGTTCTGGTTTGCCAACACCTTACTCCTGATCACCGGCATTCTGCCTTACGTCTTCCTTACCCTTCATGGTGTACCTAGTGCTTTTGCACAAGTGGTATTCGGTCCCTCTCTCGGCTGGACGAGTCATTTGTTCGGAGACATGATCTACGGCCGGATTCTGGTGATGGGTCAGCCGATCGGCCTCGGGTGGAAGACCGGAGGCGCCAGTGAGAGCGGAGACAGCTCGTGGGTGGTTGATCCGGCCGCTAAGGTGTTCACCGGTCTGACGGCTGGCCTTGCTGCTCTGCACCTACTCTTGCTCGTGCAGGTGTATGCCTGAGAGAAAGGATGATTTGTAATGGAAGTCTTCGTCCTATTTATTAGTGGCGAGCCAATAGACAACGAATACGGACGCGCCGTAGCTATCGAAGAGTGGCGTAGTCAGCTTGCCTTGACGGACGCCATCGAGGCAGACGATCCACAATTTATGTTCGAAATATCAGCGTGGCCCGTAGGGTTGACGCGGTTCCCCGGTACGCTACTGACTGGAAAGGTTATACGTCCGTAAGGGAGTACCAAAATAGCAGAAATCCCCTGAGACAGCTACCTCAGGGGATTCTCTGTGTTGAGGTTAAGATCCGTAGCTTGGCAACTCACTCGGCCAGTAGCCTTCGGAATAGTCTGGGATAACCGGCTGGCCCATCGGATCACCGAATCCAGCAACCTCATTGTAGAGTTCAACGACTTCTTGACGGGTCATGTCGTCAAGTTCATATCCGTCGGATTCTAGTGCATTGATCATGTCTTTGATTCCGAACTTAGTTGCCATGATCTTGCCTCTCTGTCGGTGGAATTTTTAACTTCTAGGAGCATCCTAGCACAGATCCGTGTACACGCAACAGTCCTAGCTATTCTGTTGCTTGGCGTGCCGACTGCTCTACTTCCTCCTGTGCATGTACCCGGTCCAGGTACTCGTAATACATGACCTGTTCCGCGATGCATCGGTAGCATCCCCCACACGGGGGGCCATCTACAGTCTGCCCCAGGCAATCGGAATCATGATCTCTTTTCAGGTGCTTTCCCCCACCACGCTGCGCTGGACAAAAGCATGTATCTTCGTCCCAGAAAAACAGGATAGTATAATCAGTCATAGCGCAATATCCTTATAATGATCCCGTATTGAATCATGGATTTTTAGTAATTCAGTGAGCTCCTCTTGTGTGAACAAGGTGTCGCTATATGAATACTCCAGAAATGTAACTCCTTGTTCTTGTAAAATAAGTACCATGTACTTTTCTAGTAAGGCAGCATAATCAATCATGACGCTTTCCTGTGTCGTTTATGGGATGGGATTGGGCACTCTCCAAGCCGCTGGCAGGCGCTTCCGTCTTTGGTAGGTGCTCCGCACACGTTTGCGTGGTTGGTCCGTCTACGGGTCGTCTGAGGCTTCCTAGGGGCTACAGGATGATACTCCCATCCCTTGTCTCCCATCACCGGTTCCATGATTGTCTTGTCCGGCATACCAGCCTCCTCCCACGTGAACCCCTTGCGGCGAAGTTCGCCAGCAGTTGTCCTAGCCTCCCGTTGAATTTTGGCTTGGTTCACCACAGTCCGCTTGGCAGCCCTAACGGCTGCCTGATGCTTACGTCGCCGCTTCCGTCGCCATGCTCGGAACATTTGCCAGAAGACTCCTCCCGGTGCGCGTCGCCGTCCTGTTCGCTTTCTACGCCTAGCCATTGTCGGCGTCCTTAGGTAGTTTTCCGTATCTGAGATACAGGTACAATTCATCTTCTGTAGTTTCAGGGGATAGCTCTAGAGCGTGTAGCTTAGCCTGAAACTCTTCATAAGCAATAGCCTTAGCTATCAAACCCCTAGCGCCTGGAACCATCAAAGAGGTAATGCCAAGTCGTATGGCCATCCCAATAGCGGAGAGATCTTTAGACATTTCCAGTGTCTTCCATTTCATTAAGAGCGTCCAGTCCTCGGCCAATTCCACGACTCATAGCTCGCAGCTCTGAAAGCTCCATACCTTTGTCAATTGCGCCTCGTAAGTAGTCGAGGGCAAACGCGTAGCTACCGTCGGTCGTACCTCGTGAGAACACGGCGTAGTACGCTTCCTCTTCAATATCAAATAACCGAGTCATTAGACAGTCTTCCTTAGGTCGTTTTCGTTCACCCAATCGATCCCGCGCTCAAGTCCGAGGACCACAGCTCGCATTTCCATGTACGTACCCCCCTGCCTTACAGCATCAGCCAGGTATCCGAAAGCGAACGAGTACGCGGTGTCTCCCTTCGCGTTTTCGGAAACTGCACGAAACGCTTCATCCTTTAGGGCTCTGGGATTCATGGTCATTTCTCCTGTGTCGGCGGGTAGTTTCTTTTCTACTGTACCTTAGGCTAGCGTATCTTCCACATCGTGTCAACTTTCCGGACAAAAGAAAACTCCCCCTTTCGGGGGAGCTTCCCGCTACTTGCCGAGTAGCTCGTTCCGGACCCTCCGAGCTGTGGTCTCTCCGATCTGAGCACCTTCCATGATGGCCTTGACCGAAGGGGTGGTTGGCTGAGCCTTGGCCCACCGAAGTCCAAGCTCCGTCTTGCTGGCAACCTTCTCCGTGACCTTCTGTCCAGTCGTTTCGTTGGCCGCTGCAATCTGCTTCCGGGGGATATCCGTCACGGTGGCGACCACCCGAGGCTTGCGGACTGGCTTGGCTGGAGCAACCTCGGTCAGGTCATGGTCTGCAAGCGCTACCAGGATCAGTGCGGCTACCGGGGGAACCAGTGCAACGATCACCCCAGCCGGAGTGTGCTGAGCTGCTGCAAGGTTTACCCATAGCGTCCAGATAACCGAGAGGCTAGCTGCTGCGACTGAGGGAGTCAGTTTCCTGACTCCCTTTTAAGCGCTTTCTTAGCCGAGTAGTGAGCTGATCTGGATTTCGTAAAAGACTTCTGAGTCGCTGGTCTCTACGAAACTGGCTTGGAATTCTTTGGTCTCGAAATCAACCAAGTCTTCCCAATCACCTTTCTGCTCTACCTTGGTGTTAAGGATCATGTCGGCCCGAATGATCTCGGTGATGAAGTCCTTTGCCTCAGCTAGATCTCCGGCCGTGGCTACCGGAACCGATCCAAGAATCTTTACCTCAGTCCCTTCGGTACGGAACGCGGTAAGGATTTTGACTTCATTGTCGATGTTTAGCATTTCCAGCTCCTGTTGTCGGCGGGTTTCTTGCTTCTGGTTCTATTAAAGCAGAAACCGTGTACACGTGCAAGTCATTACCAAAAGAAAAAGGGACCGATTTCTCGGTCTCTTTTTCGGTGTAATTTTTAACTTCTGAGTTACTTACCCTGGGCAATGCGCCGGACTATACATGTACTGCCCGTTCCACATCGGGCACTCGTCACCATGCATGTGACCTGTTAACGCATCGGCCACCTTGTGCCCAGGCTGCCCGACCAGAGTCTCGATAATCCTGTGAAGGTCTGCCAGCTCTGCCGCTGTGTACTTCATTTCACAACCACCCATCCTGTGATGTCGACCTGACCAACGTTTCCGGAAAACTTGCCCTTAGAGGCAATCCACTTGCGAGAGCAGTGATTGAACTGACCAGAACGGCTCTGGACTAGAGACACCATGTGGAGCTTACCGTTGGTGTCCATCATCTTGACTTCCTGAGCATCTGTCGTGTTCATGTCTCTAGTATGACACATATGCGGGTACACGTGCAAGTCATTACCAAAAGAAAAAGGGACCAATTTCTTGGCCCCTTTTCCTAGTCTTCAATTATGGTCCATTCACGGGTGTTCCGGAGGTAGGCCTCACCAGAAAACTTGTCCCGGCTCTTGATGTACTTCCGGCAAAGGTGAAGAGTTACCAGGTCTGATACCGGGTACTCTTGCGTTGACACCAGGTACAACTTTCCCTTGGTGTCCATCATCTTGATCTCATCCATAGCTCTAGTATACTCACAAGTCGTGTACACGTGCAAGCTAAATCTGAGGGTTTCCTAAAGATCTTGTAAAAAGTTTCCTACGATCAGGGGTTGACAGGGTTGCTGGACTGCGAGTAATGTTCTGGGTGTAAGGTTCCCACCGACAATAGGAGAGATCATCATGGCAGCTGCGACGATCAAGCAGGTTTACGACTTCCTCAAGATCCCCGGCGACACGCTCAAGGGGTTCTCCGATCAGTGGAAGGCACTGCCGGACGCCGACAAGGCTCAGATCAAGGAAGGGATCGGCGACGGCACCCTGACCTACTGATCGTTTCACGTGAAACCGGCTGGACTTGGTTCAGCCGGTTTCGTGGTTTCAGGTAGTTGACAGGATGTGGAAGATGCACTAGGTTAAGTAAACAACCTACCGACAAACAGGAGTGATCATGCCGAAGGTGATGAGTACAGCAGAACTGATGAGTAGGGTAGCCAGCCGATTCTCATCTAACGATCTCATTGGGGTCGCATACGACGATAACTCCGGAGTACTGACCGTAAACCGGATTGCTAGCTACGCCTCAGAGTATGAGCCTGCTGAACGTCGATTCATCGAAGTTGAGAAACTGCTGTCAGTTCTTGAGACGTTTACTCCGGGATTCCCGTTGAGCGCCGAGTACTGGAGGACCATTCTGACCGAGAAACTGGATGCTCACGAACTGTAAAGGGGAACCATGATTTACTACGATCCGCCGTCGTTGGCCGAGTGCCAGCGAGACGACTATGAACGCGACAAGCCGGAATGGCACATGGAAAGGCCATTCCGTGAAATGATGGCTACGGAGTGGGAACTTGATGAGGAAGCTTGGCGCGGAATCTGCCGCTACCTATGCAAGTTCGACACCGACGAACAGCACGCGGCTATCTGTCCCGGGAACGTTTCATTTAGATAGACCCCAAGACGGGGGATGCACAGAGGCTGCCCACGAACCTGATGTTCGTGGGCAGCTGTGTTTCATGTGAAACAACAAAAGGAGAGATCATGGCTACATTCAAGGGCAAGCCAGCAAGGACCACCCAAGTCAAAAGGATGGTAGGAGGTGAAGTCATCCCGATGAAGTTCAGCCCCCTTGGCTCTGTCAAGGCTAGGAAGTCAGGAGGAGCGCGAGGTTGGCTAGCTGGCCCTAAAGGTCCGAAGGGAGGCAAGCCGTAGCCTGTTTCACGTGAAACACCCCCTAGTCTCTTGTGAAGACTAGGGGGTGTTTCACATGGCCCGATCGTGGCATGAATCAGTCTAGCATGTTCTCAGGTCTGCGATTGTTCGGTAGATTGTCCATGGAAGTGGTCTGCGATCCTTCCATCAATCGCCTTAGTACCTGAGCTTTCGCTGTGTCAAACTCGTCTTGCGTCAGTCCTCCTGAGGAGCGCACGTTTTCTAGCCGTTCGAGTTGGACAGTGGGGTCATCCATCGGGTGAGCTCTAGTATGCACAGGTTTCCTCTCCTGTTCGCCGGGTTTGCCCGGTCGACTTGTTCAGCAAGGGAGCTCCCTTAACTGCACCATCAGTCTAGCTCCGATTCGCCAGAATGTCACTCCGGTACTGTGCCGCTGACTGGGGGTTCGGAGCGTTCGGGAACAAATTACTGTCGATGTAATCGGCAGTCTCATTGAAGTACGTTTCGTATCCGACGTCCCCCGCGTGCGCGATGAAATACCTAATCATCCGGGAGATGTACTCTCGATCATCGCCACCACCTGGGTTGACTTTCCACAGTCCCCATTCCGGAACTGACCACTTCTTACCGTTGGCAACAGCGTAGGTTCTACTCTCGTCAAGGTTGTTGAAGCCATTCAGGAATGATGGCCAGCCGGAACCGTCAGCTCGAACCGGGGTGTCACGATCGTAGATGTCAATTCCAAAGAAATCGACATCGGCCCTAACTGCCTGAAACGCACGCCTTGAACACTGACTCGTAGCCGGACTAGTGTTGCACCCAGCTGTCTGGTCATTCCCATGGTTCGGATTGAAGTCAATCAATACACTCGGACACGTGGCCTTGATGCCGGTAGCGACGTCATGGAACCGGGCAACCCATGCGTTGTAATTTGATGCCGTCAGATCAGCTCCGTTGTTACCAGCTCCGCCAGGAAGATTCATCTCCCAATCAAGTCGAACAGTTGGGTCAACGTTGTCGACTGAACAGAGAGACGTCCCGATCTGCCTGGCTTGTGCATTGGTCATAAACGCGTTGTCACCAGTCCAGGTGGTCAGACCTAGAACGAGATTTTGAGTAGCTCCATTGAAACTAGCCGGAAGCGCGCTACGCCAGGCCGAAGGATTATTCTGACTCGCCATGGAATTACGGGCCGTGTACACCAAAATATTATCGACAGGTGTTCCGCCACGGGTCTGGGAAACGAAACTGTCAGTGATACTCGCACTCTGCTGTCCCCACACGCCAGAGGACCACGCAAGGCCGGACAGGTTCCCCCCAGCTGGGGGGTTTGTAGGCGTAGCTGTGGGAGTTGCCGAGGCCGTCGGGGTAGGACCTGAGGTAGGCGTACGAGTCAGGGTGACTCGCTTCCTCGCGCCATCCGAGTAGATCGTTTCCACGAACACGTCATAGGCAGTTCCAGGTACAAGCTTATCTAGAACGGCACCTGTGGTCGTAAGCGGTACCGGGTTTGACGTCCACGGCCCGGCTCCGGTGCTGTCCTGTCCACTCCGGCCGTAGGCGTAGCCTGTCGGCGCGAATGGTGTCGTCGGCGCTTCCCAGCTCAGTGTGATTCGTTCCGGGCCAGCTGTGGCTGCGACGTTGGTCGGCACACCTTCATTCACTGAGGGAGTAGCTGAGGGGGACGGTGGGGGTGTAGGAGTACTCAAGCTGTCCAAGTACGCCTGAATCGTTGCCTGATCCTGGTCAATGTGGTCAAGAGCTGCCTGAGCTTGCTCTCGTGTGGTTGGTTCAGCGGAGGTATCGGCTGAAGCGAATCCGACACCAATCAAAGAGCCAGCCGCAATCACCCCGATAACTGCCATAGTCATACGGTTGCGCTTCATTACTGATTCCTCCGTAGAACATCTGAACGTGCATGGTCGGCTATGTGTTCATCTAGCTTTCTATGAACCTCATGTAGTTCTTTTCCTTGCTCAGTTTGTGTATCTTTAATCTCGCTGATTCCGTCGCGTACATCATCAGCAAATCCATTGCTTACTGGGAATGCACGCTTAGCAGCAGATGCTGCCTCAGTTGCTGCTGTATCTGCGTTTTCACCAACGACGTCAATCTTGTCATTTGTTTTGTTTGCCCTATTCCTGCTGTCTAGGAGTAGAACCAATTGCGTTAACACCACCCCCATAAAACCCAATATTGTAGCCAGAATAGAATTACTCACGTTAATGTCTCCGTATGGTCAGCCCCGAGCTGAAAAGACAAGTACGGAGACCAACCTTAGTTAGTCTCCGTACCTTTAGTAATCTTGGTCAGACACCACTCACGGTGCTAGCTGAATCTTGTGCAGGAGACACCAGGTGCCGGGCGATGTACCCCTTAACAGCTGCCAGCGCTGTAGCGATCACAGGAATAGACCACGCCGGGGCATCAAGAGTCGCGTATGGGATTGCACCAACGACAGTCTCAGCAGCTGTCCAGAAGACTCGCTCAAACCAGTCTTTCCAGAACAAGCCGGACCGGTAACGCGGAAGGGCAGGGGTACTCATGATTTCTCCTTGAGAATTGCCAGAAGCTGGTTAAGCGCCAGCTTCACATCATCCAGCTCAGCCGTGAAATCACGACGGAGAAGATCTAGCTTCTGATCAGCGGCGGCAGCTGCCCCGGCTGGGGTCCATTCAGTTGTCGTGGGCGAGCCGTCCAACGATTTGTTCGGGATGACCTCTGCTGTGTTCCAGAAATCAATAAGAACGTCTTTGATGAGCTTCCGGTCTGGGGTAGTCAATGGCATATCGTTTTCTCCTGTTGGATCGTTTTCCTGTACGCGAGGGATGACTACCTGAGAGAGCTGCTTGATCCGGGCATCGGTTGGGCATTCCTTTCCTCGCGACTCTGACCAGCGCTCGCCTCCTGAGACGCGCCACGGATCGATTCCCTGTCGATGGAACCCAATACCTCTACGGCCTGGCTTGCTGTCTGGAATCAGCTTCATCGGGATGCCTTCCTGGTGACACTTCCAGGAAGACGGACAATCAGCATGCGCGGCTTTAGAGCATAGCCAATGGATCAGGCGGACGAGGGACACTACTTGCTTAGGTGTCCAGGGGAGGATATCTCTGGGCAGCCGGGGTGCGTTGTCGGCAGTCTCGATTGAGATCACCCGGTGTGCGCCATCAAGATTCGCGTCAGCAGTGCAGTCAAGATCCTGCCACTGGTATACGACTCCGTCCAGGTTTCGAGAAAGATCAGACCCCCATTTTCCACCGATACCGAAGTGACTTTCTGTACCAGAGAAACCGTTTTTCAGAAACATGTTATGCGTACTGAACAGATACCCGACCATAGTGTGAATGCACACGATGTCATGTGAACGCATTTCAGGCTCGGTCTGTCGACCGAGGATATGTTGTGACGCGCCCGGATAACGCATGAGTATTTTCCTCTCCGTGTACACGGTGCGTGCAAGATCATCTTATTGGACAGTTTACCAGAGCACTACCCAGCGAACGTTCCGATCTTGGTCCAACCGAGACTACTGAACGGACTGAAACCTGTAGGACTAGCTGACCAGTAGAACGCATTAGTCGGATCGATCCACTCGACTACTGCTGTTAATCCGTTCTCTGTATTGCGTAACACATCATGGACAGAGATAGGGATTTCCGTAGGAGTAATCACGCCTATAGGCAAAGTTGCTGGCCCAGCAATACGAATCTGATTAGCATCAATCACTTCGATACTTGCTGTGCTAGCGCTAGTGTCCACACTAATAACTCGAACTCTGACTGTAGCAATAACACCTGGAATTACGTCCATTACCTTCTCCTCCTATTGGCTAAACGTTTTGACAAACTAGCTATTTGCTGAGCTTGCTCTATCGGGTATGCGTCTAGATCACACTGCACACTGTTAGCTGTATCAGAATACTCGGTTGAAATGATTCGACAGATACTAGAACCGTCCCGGTCTAGGTTCAGCATATCAACCTGAGGCTCAACCCCCCGGATCCTGACGAGGTACCCAGGCCGTACTTCCCATGGGTAGACATAGCGTCCGGTATACCTATCAAGGATAGGACGAGAGATAGTCAATGTACCTGAGTTAGCAGGCGTAGCGTGGTCGTTCAAGAATTGCTGACCAGATTGAGTAGCGTTGTTAGCCGAGCCAACGTTATCAGAAAGGTCAATGAACCCAGTACGGTGGAAGCCAGCTGCGGTCAAGATCGGAACAGCCTGTGACATGGACCATGTTCTGATCCGTCCATCGGCCTGTTTCCACCTGACCAGAACTTGATCATAGACATCAGCAGCAGAGATTGGAGAATTGTATCCATCGAAAGCTGTTGCGTCATAACGAATAGTTACCGGCCACGGTCGCCAGTTGAATCTCCATAGACCAGTAAGCGGGTTAGTCTCCAGTGCTTCCCAGAGATGAGTACCAAGAAGTGCCATCAAGTCATCAAGGACCTGTCCGGCATCAGTACCATCCTGATAGGTCAACTGTTCAATGCCGTAGTTATTAGACGTGTCTACTAGCGCATTAACTCCATCGTATAGCGGAAGCATTCTGCCTAAAAGATCATTGATGATCAGGCTAGCAACTACTGTATTGGATGGGTATCCAGCAGGGAATAGAATCTCATTACCAGCAGTGTCCACTCGAACTTGCTGAATAACGACATTGTACCAGCCAATCCAGGTGTTATCGTTACCGATAGTTCCGGAAGCTACCTTCACCCATTGGAACTCAAAGGTAACTTGATCTTCTCCAGAACTGAAATCAGACCCAACAATCACCGTTGTCGCACCCATAATACCGGCAGTAGGCTGTTGATCTGAAACCATATTGAATACCCCGACCCCGGGTGAAACCCAGACTCTGGCTGCCCAGTCAGGCGATGTACTAAACCCTCCATAAATCTGCCATGATACCCTAGCTAATTTCAGACCAGCATCTCTAATAAATGGATAATAAGAAATAGCCTTAGTGTTAGCAGAGCTTGTGACGGTAGCCCCGGCTGGAAATTGTTGCTTGATAATCGGTTTCTGAGTGCCTGGAGCTAGGTCCATCGTAATCTGTGTACCAGCGTATGATGATGAACCGATTGGTATTGATTCGTTAGATGTCTCAATATAATACAAAGCTTCTATCTGGTCATGAACATGGCCGGACGGACCTACCCCGGTCAGTTCCCAGATCTGGCCAGAGCTATCAGAGCTACGCCCAAGATCCTCGGTACGTCCCTCCCACATCGTATAGCCGGTACGGACATCGTAAATGTAAAGTCTTCCGAATGAAGCAATCTCATCCGGTTGTAGCCGAATGGGTCGCTCTAGCTGGATAGTTGCGCTTGCAAACCCGCCTGGGGCGGTTGTCTTGAAAAAGATCTGCTGTAGGTCCCGGGTAACCCTACGGCTGGCCCGGGCTGTTACCAGCCGTACAGCGAGCGGCACATTCATCATGTCGTCACCGGCCGCATGCTGAGGTACCGGGGCCAGTAGCTCACCGCCAGAACGGTGCTCGCGGTCACAGCTCCATCCATGACTGCGAAGAACACCCGATTGGCCTGGTTGGGGCTGACCATCGGTAGCCCTCCAATGTAGTCGGGGAACGCTCCCCCGCTGGCCGAGACAGCATGGGCAACGCCAGCTGTGCCGCGCCAGTACACGTCATCATTGGGTCCGTCATAGACCCAGTTCGGCCCGGCTGGGGTGCTAGGCCAATGCACGGTCGACAGCTCCGTGTCGGCGGGCACCAGGTAAATGTAGTCGGTCAACAGGGAACCGGTTCCGCTCGTGCGATTAAATCGGAAGGCACAGCTAATTCCCAGCGCGCCGAGCGGGGGACCGTACCCGTCCGACAGACCTTGCATCCCCATCGGTATTTGCAAGAGCCCGTAGTCATTCCACATAAAGTTAGTGCTGTCTGGGATCGTCACTTCGGGATTGTCGATGATGCCAGCGATTCTCAGTGTTCCGTGCATGGTTGAGCCAGAGGCGGATTTCTTCTGCCTCGCGAAAACCCTGTAGGTACCGCGTAACTCAGCACTTGCCGTGGCACTGGGGAGTACCGCCGTCAGTCGATCAGCATAAGACGACGTGGCGAACGTAGTCGTGCTCTCGTTGTTGCTGGCACCGGAGAAGGTCGCGCCTCCTGCCACGGTGGTGGTGTCGGTTCCCTGGGTCATAGCCTCAGCCTGGACAAAATACACGCCGCCAGAAGGGGTTCCACGCCTACGGGAAGACATGAGAGTTGTTGTGTTGGCTATGTTGGTTGCTGTGGATATGTACAGAGGAGTATCGACGTCACCGATAACCGCTGACGTATCGAAATAGCAAGGGTTAGAGCCTGCTACAGGATCATTGTTAACAGTGATGTTCCCTAGGCTCTGCTGAACCCCGTACCCGAAAGGCTCAGCTACTAACGTCACGGAAAAATCGTATAGACCAATGCCATAGTCAAAATCCGTTGTGTAGTCCGGACTTCTGAATGTTCTGAAATACAGTGCAGGGATGGAGGTATCGGGTTGCCATCTAAGAATGTTGTTGTCTCGGTTCAACTCTCGGTTCAGCTTCTGATGCTGTGTGGCCGCAACTGTTGAATCTTTACTAGCTAGTCGTAGAGCTAGCGTGATAGTTCGGTTGTCCCATGCCGTGTCAGGAATGATCGCACCATCTGCAAGAAACGACTGAGCAATGATTCTACGTAGAGGGGGCGGCGGAGTAGACGTACCTCGCGCTAGCACTTGCCAGGGAGCGCTATCGATGTCCAGGCGTACGGTAGCAGTATCAGAAATAGAGTCAACGAATTGGATTCTCTCAGACACTACCCACCCCTAACAGTTCTATTAGTTCGTGCACCTTGTATCCGGCCAACAGCTCTACCATCCAAATTCACTGAAACTCCGGCGGTGACAAAGGATTTCACCACAGCGTCTCCTAGTCTACCGTAGTCGATATCCATTGATCCAACACTGGCGCTAGAGCCAGCGACAGTAGTACGGTCTAGCACTTTGACCAGTCTATCGAAGCTACGCGTCTGCGTAGCGGACAGGACCCTTTCCGGTTTGCTGCCTTTCCAGATTGGTCCCTCGTCCGTAGCTACACCACCTTGGTCGTACGCCCAGTGCACGTGATTGAAATGCATAGCTCTAACGGCGCCCGTGTAGTAATGCGGCTGACCGTTCTTGATCTGTCGATTACCAGCCGGGGAGAAGATAATCTCTTTAGAGGTACGGCCGTAGGTGCTGAGTAGCCAATTGAAGATGTCCATGCTCGGGCTAACGTCGATAGCTCTACCGAGCGCGTGGTAACTCTGGTTGCCGGACACAGTACGTGCACCGGGCCGGAACGAGCTGGTCAATGCTGCCCACGGGAAATGACTCTTGACGGCAGCCCATTGCCGTTGCCAGCCCCCGCCTGCAAGTGTCGCACTTCCTAGAACACTCTCTAGAGCTTTAGCTGCTGTCTGCTGAATTACTTTAGCTGCTATCGCTGATGTGCTCCGAGCTATCTGAGTCAGCCCAGAAGACAACTGGTTACCGAAAACCGGGCCGCCAGCGGCGAACTGAGCAACGGCAGGGCCACGTCCAAGCACCGATTGCCTGAGAGCCGCGACGGCATTGTGTCCGCCAGCGGCGTGGACCTCTCGTGCAGTCCACACGTGTTCGTTACGCGAGAGCAGAGCGGGGATATCGTCTGAGGTTTCGGTACCAGGTCCAAAGATCGGCCCACCGGTAGCCTTGTTTACTCCGAGTCCTCTGCCGTAACTCCCACTTCCAATTTTAATACCGTACAGTGTTTGGGGGATGTTATTTTTAAGGCTCAGAGTAATGTCACTTGAGA